TCCAACCGATGACATCTTTCCATCACAAATAGGACAAATAAAATTCATCTAAAATCCTCCACAAGTGCTCCAGGAATTATGCGTAAACTAGAAGAATAAGCACCGGCATGCTGAATAACAGATGGTGAAACTTTAATCTGTGTGAATCCTCTTTTATGAAGATCATCACACTTACTGATATCAGCAGATCCTGCACCATCCTCAAACCGCCCAAATTCAGACATGAAAAACTGATAACTCATCAACCATTGTCCAGATATATGAGAATTTAATCTGTACTTTCCATTGTCACATCCATACGTTGTAGAATCATCTTTTGTCCTAAAAGAAAAACCTGTAATAAGACCAATCTTTTTAGACACTTTTAATTCATCATATATACCAGCGATTTTTTGTATCCATCCTGGTTTAAAAAGAAGATCAGAGTCAATCAAAGTAACATAGTCAAATGTCTCTCCACTATCAATTACCATATCAGAAAGCATATTATAAAGCATTGCTGTTCTGACACCCTTTACATTCATATGTTGATATTCAAGCTTCTTATAAATAACATTGATCCCATCCATCTTAAAATTAAGAATTCTTTCCTCAACTCTTGGATCAATACTTCCATCATTTAATATAAACATTGTTCCTTTATACGGATTGCTTTTCTTAAATGACGTAAGCATTTCATCCAAGAGACGATACCTATCTTTACAGCAAAATAAATATGCAACCCTTTTATTATTTACTTTTTTAACCACAACAGATTCAAAATCAGATCCTTTAAAGATCTTTTTCTGCTTAAATGTCTTAAATGATAATACTCCTTTAATAACTTGATCAACAGTTATACGATTCATACAAAGTGGTTCTCTACATGAATCCCAAACAGGAGTCTGAAAACAAGGAGCGCATGATATATAACTTCTCACAATTCGATAATCTGTTTGAAGTGGATGTGCTCTTGCTGTAAACATTGGACCCTCTAAAAGAAGAACAGGAGTTTTTACTGCATCAGCTACAACGGTTAATCCAGTTGATGGTGCAACAAGTAAATCGCATTGACTGAGTACCTTACCCGCCTCAGAAATAGTTGTTCTGTTCCTAAAATCCTCATCATATTCACATCCAGAAAGTTCATCATTATATCCAACAAGAACAACAGAATATCCCATTTTTCTCAACTTAGATGAAAGTTCAGGAAAATAAGGCCATGCCTTCTTATCAGATTGGCCAGATCCAGAACATTGTGCAAGAGCTATACGTGGATAGTCGCTTTGCAGAATCGGACCTTCTGCAACATCAAACATATATCCATCAAACTCTTTCCAAGATGCACCAACCATTCTAAGATACATTTCAACTTCATGAAAACCTATGATATTCCAACGAACAATTGGGACTTTCCTGTTATACTTCTCCATATAAGGAACAGCTAGTGATGGTCTGGACCATGCACAAATAAAAAGCCTGTCGTATTTTTCTTCTTCAAAGGATGTCTCAAGTCGATTAAAAGCGTAAGGATAGATCTCCTGAAGCAAAGCATAATTACGTTTATTATGAGGATTATTGAGATCTGTAATTAATGTAATATCATCATATCCCCAATTACGAAGCACCTTTACAGCTGCAGTCAAAAAGATGAAGTTTCCAAGACCATTTACAAATCCAAAAGCTAACCTATCATTTCGCATATGTACCTCCAGAGCATAAGACTGTTGATTTCTCCAACAATGCAGATCTTAAAAGACCACATCCAATTATCTGGAGTCATATGAGAATGTATCCATACAACCGGAATGTCATAATTAACAGCAAAGTTTAAAGTGTTTATATATGACTGAAGATGTACATCACATAACACAACTGCCTTTGCATGAAGAATACTACTGATATCAGGAACCCTATTAATTATGTGATAACCCATCCTCCTTCCGTGATCGCATAAATCATCACGATGACCATACCATAGAATTACTTCTTTATTATGAGGTATAGGTCCTTCAGAAGCAGGAGGAGCTACCACTACAACAGTTTTTGTCTCCTTTGGAATCTTTGCTGACATAGATACGAAGCTTTTATCCATTATTTCATCCTTAATAAGTAATTTGCACTAAAAACAAATGCTCCACTACTGTCCCTACCAACAGGATACGGTTTGTTAAGAACCTCACAATAAAAAATATTGCTTAAGCCTAAATCGGAAAATCCTGCCTTTTCATCAAACAAACTATGAATCGTAAAAGCAAGCGTTTCAGCAAGAAGGTATGTTATATCTCTTGATAAAACCTGAACTGGCTGTGTATGCAATCCAGACCAAGAAGATCCACCACCCGCAAACTCCGAAACCATTACACACTTTCTCGGAGATTTTGTCTCAAAAGCACCCATAAACAGATCTGTATCAATGACAAGATCTGTATTATCTTCAATATAAGATGCAATATCTTCGATAAGCATTAGGAAAAAATACCCCTCAAAAGTCCCATTACCCGATTTTTAAAACGATAAACATAGTTTACACGATAACGCAGTAACTTTGATTGCACCCATTTAGCTCCAGTTCCTGGAGTTTTATATTTGTATGGTGTTCCCCATCTACTTATTCCTTCATGAATGGAAGCTGCATAAGGAAGATCCACACTTAAATCACCTTCAATTGTTGATGCAACACGCGTAACAGTTATTTTATGAGCAGCTTTTAAATCACCACTCTCTATTGGACATTTTGGTTCTTTGTTTATACAATCATCCTTAAAATCCTCCATCGCATCTCTCATTCCCTGCATAGAAACATCTGGAAGTCCTTTTTTGACCCTTAATAAACCGGTATTAAACTTCTCAACATTGAATGAACAGCTCAGTTTCAACTTACCTCTACCTCCAAGTGATGAATGGTTTGAGGACGCTTTCTAAGTCTCGAGATGTTGACAACAGGTCTTTCTTTCCCATCAATTATGATATAATCATTATCTCCTATTACTACATCTCCTGCAAAAAAGACAATGGTCTTAACATAACTGACAAGATCACCTGTTACATCACGATTCGTGACAACCTTTTCACTGATACGTGCAGACACGTCAGGCGTTGTAGTTGTAGATTGAACACCATTAGCTGTTGTAACATGCACAATATCAACTTTATGCGTCAAATAACGTCCAATACTCATGATAATCCTCAAGGATGATCATTCATGCCTTTACGAAACTTTGGTTGAACCAAAGCATCATCAGTCCTGATACTTTCTTTATCAGACTTTACAACTCCACCTGCCCAAGGATAAGATTCAGAAGCAAGGGCAAGAAATTCCTTCTCCATCTCCTTATAGCGAAGATACGCATCCTTCGCATCTTCGGAGAAATTTCCAATCTTGAAATTAACTTCCCTTGCAAGATGTGATACAATGAGTTTACAGCAGACAGATGCCCTCATATAAAATGAGGACTCTTGTGACTGGACAAAGGCTATTTCTTCATCCTGCAGAAGAGGATCATTCTCATCTGTGTCACCGATCTTAAGTCTAAGATGATTAAGCTCGGTAGCCAAATCTGTTGGATCATATGAGAAACTCATAAGTCACCTCTGGAGAAGAAAATGGGGACAAAGGGCATATTCCGATGCCCCCATATTCTTTAGCTTGTAACTTCAACGCGGTGAGTTTATGATTCAAGCGTCCGACCGTTGGCAATCGCGTTCTGAAAGTAACATCCACATGCGGTACCAACAAGTTTCAGATCTTCATAAACAGACCCCTCGATCCTGGTTCCACCGATGGGGTCCATCCGGAATTTACGAATCGTAGATTCCAGACGATCACCGGAAACACCATTCATTGAAGGACGTCTCCAACGGAATGTATACCCTCCAGAGGGCCTTTTTCTCGACGGACGAGGAGCAGAATAAACGAGAAGAGCATCATACTGATTCAGAATGAAGCTCAAGTCGTCATTCGTAGCCTCCGTCGTATTTTCCTGGTTCGTTGCATACAACGCCGAACCGACGAGATAACGCTGAACCTCAAACACACGAGCGAGCAGTTCCTCGGTGATGATTCCTGCCTGCGTGTATTTGAAACGATCAACGATATCGCTGTGATTCTTAAGAACCTGATGAACCCTACTCGCGACAACAAGCGTATTCGGCATCATTCCAATAGCACCCTGAATGATGGCTTTTGCACTTTCAATGTCGCTGATAGGAGTCGATCCAGATTCATCCCAACACTTGAATTCATCCGTTGCAGGGGTGTCAGTCTGACCTTTGAGATCCTTGTCCCAAATGCCAGTTCCAAAAAAGTGTGATGCCCACAGACGCTCACGCCGCAGACGAAGTTTTTCAATGACAAACTGAGTCGCATCATCTTCATTGTTGAAGACCTCATCAGCATTATCATTATCTTCATCTGCAATGTCTTTATGGAACGACCACTCATCACAAACGAATGTCCCAGGATCAGAAAGAGCGAAACCACCTCCGGCACTTTCTGTCAGAGGGGCACGCTTTTTGGCTTCATCCCTGAACCAATCGCCTTTGCGATAGATAGCGTATTTATCTGTCTGCTTATTCACATGAACCACAGGAAATACACGATCCGCAATATATGCGCTTGGCTCGTTAAGATAAGCAACACTCAGGTCACTGAGGAGCTTATCAACATGAAGATCCCTTCCAGTAGGTTGCGGCATAGCTCTATCACCTCCTTATAGACTTAAGCAGCAGGCATATAGCCATGCTCCATCAAAATGGTAATCACTCGTCCATCAGCCCCTGCTTCCTGTGCCGTTCCACAATACTTCTGACCGGCAGTTGCAGTTACAATAGCCCCATTTGCATCCGCAGTCACCTTTGCACCACATGCAATAGTATCTCCACAGACAGCCTTGGACAAACCAAGATTCCGAACCTCAGCAGCTTCATACTGCTTCGGTTTATTCTGCAGAATACCAATCATGGATGCAGCAGCAGCTCCAGACAATTCAGCACGTCCACTCGTATTCAGCTTCATGACAAAAAACTGTTTACTGGTTGTGTAGTAATCAGCTGCCGCCTCATACGAGAGATCAAAGAGTCTGAGTTCATGGCTCATATCAGTCACCTCCTACCTTTCTTTCAGGTACTCTTTGTAAAGGTCGGAGTTCTCGTTGATGACTTTCTTCCACGCTTTTGCGGGAGAAAGACCGTTAAACTCCGCCGTTTTCAGGAGTTCATCAACCTTTGCTTTCAGTTTTTCATATGCCGATGCACCTTTCCCTTCGCCAGATTTGCCAAGCTCAGAAAGAATGCCAGCGGCCCTCAGCATGTTGGTTGTATCAACGACATATGTTTCCATCTCTTTAGAAAGTTCAGGACTGATCTTTTCAAGAGAATGGATCATCTTTGCCGTCTTCTTGATGTCGCCGACAACCTCTTTCCCCTTCAATGATGTTTCAATTTCAAGAAGTCGACGAGCATCTTTTTCTTCTGCAAGAGCCTTCTGATCAGCTTTCATCTGATCTCCCATCGTAGTGATGTTGGCCTGAAGAGTCTTGATCTGAGACTTCAGTTCTCCAACAACACCATCGTCTCCGGGCTCTGCCATCAGAAGCTGAAAAACTTCAGTCCTCTGATCGGGTGTGAGATCCCCTTTGAGATATTCCTCAAGAGCAGCTTTTCTCTCTTTGGGATCTTTAATTGCCATAATTTCAGACAGTTTCTTCATAACATCTTCCTCCTTCGGCTTTTCGTTAGAACCATGCATTTGCTCTCCACATTCTGGACACTCATTGCATTTCTTGCCGGGAGTATGCTTTTCTGAATATCCGCAGGAAGAGCAAACACAGAATTTCCAGGATTTCTCCTTCCCCTCTTTATCACCTCCTTTATTTTTTGGATCATCCTTTTCGATATCAAGAAAGGCAGCAGCCTTTTCAAGATCATCAAGTAACTCAGCTTCCTTCATTTTCATCTTACATGCTTGACAAGCTGCAAGAGCCATTGCAACAGCAGACTCTTTATTCTTCTCCTTATCAGTCTTTATGATTTCATCAACAAAAGCTCCTTCAAGAATTTCATCCCCAAAAAGAATTGTTTCTTCATCCATCAACTTTTTAATTTCATCAAGAGGACGCTTTGACTTTTCTACATACTTTTTTGCAAGCATGGTAGAAAGACCTTCCAGAGTCTTACCAACCTTAAACATGACTCTATGGTCTCCCATACCAAAACCAGATGCATTATGAATCATAAAGACCGCATTGTCCTCAGCAATGATTCTGTCACCGGCCATTGCGATGTAAGATGCCATTGAAGCTGCCAAACCAACAAGCCTCGTTGTGACTTTCCCTTCGTAGTTTCTCAGAAGATTATAAATTTCAAGACCAGGAAAGACAAAACCTCCAGGACTTGAGATTTGAATCTCAACATCTTGGCCTTCCGACAAAAGAAGAAAGCCACGAACATCTGCAGGACTGACATCATATCCAATATGACCACTCATCGGAAAATATGCGCTTTCTCCACTCGCAGGTTCAAACAAAATACAGGTATGATCATGATCTTTAAGCCATTTTTTTGCTTTTGCAACAGTAAATTTATCCTTTGAAAAGCGTATAGCCTGCAACTCTGTGTGACGTTTTGGCTTCGTTTTAATCCCAAAAATGGCATGGATTCCATCGCCAAATTTGTTATTTTCGCGCCGAAATTCGTCAAATTCCTTTGGATCTACCTTTCGACATGCATGTTCGTTCGGATAAGGCATGATGTTCCTCCTCACCTTTTAATTTCACTAAATTCACTCAATCTGGCAAAATTCTTAAGATACTTTTGTATATCTTCATCCATGACAAGGCCTTCACAACCTGCAAGAGAATTTACATAGTATGCCAAATCTCTCAGACTGAACCTTCTGACATTCGTATGAACCATATAAGGAAGAGGCCTCATCTTACCCGTAATTCTGTTAAGACCAAATAGAGTTGGAACAGCATGTCTGTTAAAGGTAGATGCAATCGAATCAATCCATCCTTCAAGACACAAGTAAAACATATCAGTCTGCTCTTTTGCAAGAGCATAACTTCCTGTCCTTTCCATTCCAAGCATGATGAATTGAGCAAGAACAGTAACAGCAATTTCCTTGTTATACCGATTAATAATCTCTGTCGTGTCGAATTGTCTCTTTCCAGGAGAGCTGACCAAAGCAAAATCCCATCCTCTCGGAACAATAATTCCATCCTGTTCGTCTCTCCGCAACGATGAAATCATTTTCTTTGCCCATGCAATAGCTGCCTGAGAGTCAGGATCATTACCCTCTAGTTGAAACCCTTCAGGAGGTGTCAACATTGGAAGACCCGCAAGGTCGCGCTCAACACCAATCCCTTCAATTTCTTCAAGATTTTTCTTAAAATACCATGCCCTATACGCATTTCTTAAGACACTCCGACCTTCAGGATTATTTCCTGCCGATTCTGTCCGAAATAAAAGGCACTTGGAAAGGGGCAGATAACATACATTATAGCTAGGAGCCGGCCTCTGCCACATTCCAAGAACCTCTCCAACATCATCAATTTCCCACTTCTCCATAGAAGATTGCTTTCTAGGAGCCAACTTTTCCCACATTATACTTCCATCATCAGCCCTTCTAAACACCTGTTCGAAGTAGCTCCACCCATAAGTAAGCATAGATAAGACATTTACAATAAAATTTGACCATGAGTGCGTTAATTGTTCAATGTTATCACTAAGAAATTTTGCATCTTTCTTACAGGCAGCATCCTCTGGATCTCCAGGACGTACATCCCAACGAGCCTCACGAAGAATCTGTTTAATAGCAAAAAGACAAGCTCCAATGATGGAATCATTATCAGACATTTCACGATAAATCTTTATCCCACGGCCTCCCTGAAGCCATGTTAAGAAATCATCGTAAACATATCCGTAACTCCATACTATCCCTGTTTTTCCTATTTCTACGAGTGCTTCTTTTTTTGCCATCAACCTTCTCCAGAATTATTAATTTCATCTTTTCAATGGATTGTCGGAGAGGATAACTTCTTAAACCTCCCCGACTATCCATCAACTAAAAAGAAACACCTACCGTATTCAAACAACTAATCCTCATCAGGTTCCATTTCCCACGTTCCGGCAACCGGATGGCATTTCGTCGGAGGAAATTTCTCCAGATAATAGGCGTTCCATTCTCTCCGGAGAAATTCTGTGTCATCAGGAAGATCTTTCGGAGAAGATGCCATAGAAAAATATCCAGCAGCAGGCATCCTTCCGCAAGAATCAGTCACAGCCGGAACAACTTCCTGATATGACGTCTTGTTGTCCGTAATGTGAACCACAACCCACAGTTTGTTCCCGTTAGAAAGCTTGATGTAAGCCAATTTCTCAGCTCTGATGTCAGCCACAACAGGAACCTGATCGATGGTGTTCGAAATCGGAGGCGTCCATGCATCCTTTTCCTTTTTAATCGGAACGTACATACCGTCTTTGAAAATCAGATTTCCAAAAGGAGTCGTTCTGATCGTCCCTTCTTTTGGAGCGTTTCCTGACTCGACAACATCCAGACGAGCCTTAATTGCATCAATTTCGTGTGCCAGTTCTTCAATCGTCATGTTTTAAGTTCCTCCTATCTTTTTGATGTTATTAAACTCCGATTATCTCGGAAAGTCCTAGTGAAGAGACTTCCACCTACTCGATGACATCCCACCTTCTGAAAATATGCGGAAAGGAGAACCATGTTCCTTTGCCATCATTCCATTAATAGCAGCCAACTTTTCAGAAAAAGTAAAAGGTTCTACAGCAGCAACTCCAAGACACGACTCCGGACTCAGAAAGGCATTAACAGCAGCATCAAAAAAGTCTGGAGATGCCATTGCACGATTAAGCATATCTTTCTTTGATTCCACCTGAATAATGTCTTTTCTGACAGTATCTTTTAATCTGATATCAGTCATTTCCCGAATTAATCGAGGAGGCCATTTCTCGCACCACAGTTTTGGTACAAGTTCACGAAATTCCCAACATGCCTCTGCACGAAGATTCAAGAAACGCTCTGGTTGATTCGATCTCTGACTCCCGATTACGGGAATAATTATTCCGCCCCACATATTATGCAGGGTATCAAAAACACCAGGATTAAAAATTGCATCAACTTTTACTGCACGAGGATTATAAGCAGCAATATACTCCGAAACCCATTGACTGATTTCAGCAGTATCAGTTACTCTTCCAGGTTTATTCTTCTCAGCTACATCCAAAACATTAAAACCTTGTCTGACAACAAGAACAGAAGATGCTTGCGATCTTCCAACATCAACACCAATCTCAGGTTGAAGCTTTGGTGACGCATAAAGATCTTTTTTGTTGTTCATCATCACTTCAACATACGCATAAGGAATCAGAGAATTAATCCCACCAGTCGGAAATTCACCGAGAACCTTGATAAGATAAATGGGATGCTTCTCACCATAACGCTCCTTCATCATTTCAACATAACGATCTTCAACTCTTGCACTGTCGAGACAAGAAACATGCATCTTTTTATACATGCTACCAAGTTTTGGATTATTGAAAACATCAAAAAAGTATCCACTTGTCTTTGTCGGATTCCCTGTTAAAAGAGCATAAGAATTTTTTCCGGTCAAGGCACCTTCCATTGCCGGAAAGATAGCATCAGGAACACCACTTGCCTCATCAACAATAAAAAGCAAGTTATCTTCTGCATGGAATCCCTGCAAGCCTTCAGCAACTTCCCCGGACGGAGACACCTGTGCTGTCCGAGCGACAGCATACCAAATGGCATCATACCCCCGCACAGTCAGTCGTGTCTGCGTCCAGTTGAGGAAGCTCTGTAAAAACGGTGATTTTGATATTCTGTTGAAAAGCTCACTCCACAAAAGGTCATATAACTGATGCTGTGAAGGAGCTGTGGTAGGAATTTTGCTGTATGGTTTTGTCGAAATGAACCAAATTATTGCCACACCAAGCAAAAAAGTCTTTCCAACACCAGATCCTGACCTTATTGCAAGGTAATGATACTCCTGCAGATTTCTGAGGGCAGCTTTTTGCCATTCATCGAGTTGAACAGCTAAAACCTCCTCAGCAAACTCAACAGGATGATCTTCATAAAACTGAAAAGCCTTAAAAGTGTCAGATGTCAAATTTTCGGCTGAAAACAATGGAAATCCCCCTATTCTGGAGTAATATCTATTGTTTTATCCGGAGGTTTCTTCCCATATTTCGCATTATATGCGGCAACTACAACATCAGCGAAGTTTACAGTACCAACAAGATGCTTATCAGGGGCTTTATTTCCAGTTCTGTCGAGAACATCCCAAGCAGATTTCAACCGAAGATCGAGAGAGGCACCATCAATTTGACCAGTAATAACATCGCTGCAAAGTGTTACAGCACTTTCTGCCACAAGATCGAGCCTCTCCATGATGGAAAGTCTTTCCTCAGATGCGATGAGTCGTTGCTCAATCTGTATTTCAAGAGAACGAAGTTCGCTTTTAAACAGAGGATCTTCCCGCATCAAACGGTTTATTGTATCTGCCGTGACGTCCAAATCCTCTGCGATCGCCGCAGGATCCCTCCCTGTTGCAAGATCGCGAATTATCCTTCTGTGTTTCGGTGTCAGTTTTCTTAACATCTTTCTTTTCCTCTCTCAATCTTTCGATGAGATCATGCAGTTCAGACATTTAAATGCACCTCTTGATAGCTTTTACTCTTGGCTGGCTTATAATAACAAAGAATAAGGAAGGGCGCAAGGCGAAAACACGGGCAATTTTCACGAAAAAGATATGCACAGCTATCCCATAAGCCCGGTATTGAAATTACCCTCTGAGTGAGGAAAGGAGGCATGTGCCGTGTGCCGGGACGCGAGGCTCGCTTGATGCGTAGGATCTGCGTCGGCGCGATGGCGGGCCGGCCTGGAGGGCCGGGGAGAGGCAGAGGTGTGGACTGCATTACGATGTTGATGTCGGTGTGGACGAGTAATGCGCGTATTTTCTGTCTGAGTCGAAAGTTTGTGTGGATTGATTGTCGTGGCTATCACGTTGAAAAAGTGGAGCGAATTTTGTGAGGGTTCCGCACGGCCTGATCAGAAAACTTTTTTGCATAATTTTTTCGCATCACCTTGTCAAATGGATCGGTTTTTGCATCAGACGTATGGCACGGTCTTTGCAGGATGCATACTTCGTGCCAAACATGAAGAAAAAAGAAACGGGGGAAGAATTTCTCATCCCCCGTTTGTGCAGGCTCCGATTTCGGTTACTTCAAAAGGGCCTTAACCTGGGCTTCCGTGACCGTCCCAGCCTTGATCGCAGCCTTCAATTTTGCGGTGAGGCTCTGTTTCCGGTTTGCCGCATTGACGGCGTCAACCCGGTGAATTCGGTTCAGGGCCGTCAGGGTATTCTCTTTGCCGTGTGCCTTGATGTACTCTTCGACCGATTCGTAGGATTCCACCTTGATCGTTCCGCCGTTTTTCGTTTTGACATCGACCATCTTCATTGTAATTCTCCTTTCATTTTTGTAATTCGTTTTTGGACCCTGCACGGTCAACCAATTGACAGATCGCCAAGAACCGAAGCCATTGAAACAGCCATCAGATTCACGGCAATAAACACGACGAACATTTCCATTTTCCTTTCCTTTCCTTTTTTCTTTATATGGTGCATTTCCCGTGCCACAAACACGGTTTTCCGAAAATATTTTTAGTGCAACGAAAACGGACATTTACAACAGCACGCACGCAACGGATTTTTGAAGAAACACGGTTTGAAACGGGCAACGTGTAACGTGCTACGCACCAAATGAAAAACCAAATAAACACAAACGGTTAGCCTGCGTACCAAACTACGCACACGCGAACCAAACTACGCACCAGACAAACGGCACCAACGGCACGATTTATGCAAGGCAAGAAATGTGCCAACCGACTAAAGAAAGAGGCTTCCCCCGAAAATATTTCTCACCCTGCAATTCCCGTGCCAGCCGCCGGGGGAAATTCCGAGGCTCCTGAAAATATTTCCGAACCGGCCCTTGAAACCCCAGGAGACCGGCATCGGCTAGTCGAGATGTCGAAAGACTTGTAAATTCAACGTGTTGAAGTTATGACCACAGCATCCACCAGTCGAACAAACATTAAAACTTATCAGCAACAAATCTATCATCAGCGTCCCACCAAGTCGCCTTTGGCACGAATATTGCATAGAAACCTGGCACAGGTTTTGCATAAACTCCCTGGCACAAGTCTTGCATAGTGAAAGAGCGAATAAAATCAAATAGTTACAGGGGAGGCGTTTCCCAATTTTTGTGGCACACAAATTGCATGCCTCCGTAACCCCTTGAAATTGTTACAATTAGCCAGTTATCCGGTTATCCGTCCTTATACAAAAAAAAACCCGTTAGTGAATATAAATAAGTAAAACCGCATACATAGGTCTCTCCTTATATAAGCACATAAATATATATAGATATATATGAATATACGAGTATCTGAGACTGTATATGCTCTTATAGAATATTGGATGATATATTCATATAGTTTAGTAACAAGGACGCATGGCTAAGTGGTGAATTGCAAATTAAACCCTAATAACTTTTAATTTGTCAATAAAATCAATAAGTTAATACCATTAAATAATTCTTGACAACTTCCAATAACTGTGGTATAGTCTTTTTGACAATAAAAACAAACACTTACAACGGAGAAGATCATGGCAAGACAAAGTTATATTGATAAGAAAGATAAAGAATCCGAGAAAATGCGAGTAATATCAATTAATCTTCGTGAAACAACAATTGACATGCTGAATAAAGTTGCAGAGCTTAAAGAAAGATCTCGCTCGTATATAACTGATAAACTCCTCAGGGAAGCTTTGAAACAGTATCAAAGAGAAAATCCTGGCGACTTCGAAGGTCGATGATCTTCGCTGTCTCCAGGTAATTTCAACCCGTTGAAGTTACCGGAGACAAAACAAAGATGATAAGAAACTCAAATTCACAAATTCAACGTAGTGAATTTGCAATCCAAGTGGACGCACAGCATCCCACCCATCACTCCACTCACCCCACCGATCCTGTCTCTGGACCGGCACAAATCACCCAGCACTCTCTCCCCACCATATCTTTTAATAGGAGAACATTATGAAAAGATTTAAACATGAATCATTTGTCCGTCGGCAGACTCTTAACTATTCTGTGCAGGTTCAGATTGCTGATGAGATTCGTAAGACTGTTGTAAATGAAATCATAAGTGACTATGAAAGAAATATATATGAGTCTTATTTTAATTGTGAGTATTCGTCTAGCATGCAAAGATTGCCGGATTGGGTGTGTGTTGTAAATTTAAAATAATGAAGAAAATAAATTATGGAGGATGAAATTATGAAAATCGACAGCTCGATGGATCGGAGAATTATTGAGAAGAATGTTCGGGAAGGAAAATTGAAACAGAAAGATGTTGATGAGTTTTGTTCTACACTTCCTGATCTTTCTCGAAATGTTAAGATTTATACGGACGAAGAAATTAAAGAAGCAAACATTTAAAGGAGGATAAAATGTATACGACCAGAAATTTCAAAACAAAGAAAGCTTTGAAGGATGCGGTAAAGGCTGGAGAAAAGGTAACGATTTATGCTCCTGGTTTTGGGACGCCTGTTCAAAATGGTTATGAGTTTCTGGAAGGTCCTCATTACCCGGAACCTCACAGGTGGTATGCCAAAGTCAAGATGGAGCATGGGCTTGTTGTAAAAGTTTATTAAGGAGGTGTGTCATGAGAAAAGATTATATTGTAAGATCAAAAGGAGACGGTCCATCATACAATGTAACCAATGAATTTGTATCACTTGCTAGAGCCAGGTCAATTGTCACATCTATGAGATTTTGTTGTGCAAGAACAAAACCTGAAGCATCTTTTGTTATTTACAATGTAAGAACTGGTAAATCCGTAAGGTTTTAACTGGTTTGTTTAGTCTCTTGATGGTGTTTCCGGTTGGAATACCGGAGATGCCATGAGTGGATTAAGTAAATTAGGAGGATAAATCAATGGGACGCAAAATGGTTGAAGGAAGCATTTCACACGGGACAATGCGGAATGCGGATCTAATTCCCAAATTCTGCGGGTTGTTAGAAAACTTGTCAAAAGATACATTACATCCGAGCCATGTTGACATGTGTGAAGCAATCAGAGAGAGTATAAAAACAGATCCTGATTATTTTGAAACAGAACTTGCGGATTATGATCTTCATGATCTTTTTGAAGCATTGGATTTGTATTCAGAGCCTGGGTATTACTTTGGCTCACATCCGGGAGACGGATCTGACTTTGGATTCTGGAAAGAATAAAGGAGGAGAAAATTACATGGTTAAAAAGAAGGAGTTATATTCTCCGGCAGAACTAGAATTGATTAATGATTATATATTACACACACCTGATGTTTATGCGCTTGATTCTCTTGAGACTCTCAGTTTGCGTCTGGCCGAAATAACGAAAAATGCGCCACGAAGTATTGGAGGCGTCAAAACAAAGGTTTCTCGCGTTATGAAGGTAGGTGAATATGTGCAGAAAAAGAGAGAGACGAGAAAAAATGTCATAGATTACTGTGCTGCATTAAAGAATCTGTTGAATGAATTTGATCAACTTAAGTTTGAGAACGAGAAACTTTGTAATAGGCTTCGTAAGCTCACAAAGGTTCGCGAGGCTATAGAAGAGTATCAAAAGGAAGATTATTAAAGAAACCATAATAAAGATATGGAGGTGAAAAATGGACATCCCTTATTTTGCTATCGGTAATGATGAGCTTGCCAAGATTAAAGAGACTGTCAAAAAAGGTGATGTAATCATTCATACCCACCTGGATGGTCGTGAGGAGGAGGCTATCATTCAGTACGGAAAGAATGATAAGGATGAGGAGGTTCCTCTTCTCGGTTTCTATACCCTGGCAAATGGACGAGCATACTTGGCTTCTGTTGCCGGTAAGTTGATGCAACGTCCGACACTCCGAAAGAAAGTAACATCTCAGTAAATGATGAGGTGAAGAAAGATGGGAGTCCCTAGAGAATTGAGAATCAGAGTTTGGGCTAGAAGATTTGCTCAATCAATTCCTGATGGTTTAGCAATTCCAATACCCGACGAAATTATTGATGATCTTCATGATGATGAAGTACAAATGTTTTTTGACAGGTTGATTTTTTGTCATAACTGCTTTCAGGAACCAAACGGGATGTGGTCAAAAATAAAATAATAAGGAGCTGACCATGAGCATGGAATTTGATTTAAGACTTTTGGATTTTGTCAAGAAGATTGAGACTCAAAGACTTGAGTATCTTGTTAAAGATCGTGAATCATGTGGACAGAAAAAGACAGTAGAACAGATTAAAGAACTTTTTGGAAGATCACTTATTGTATCAATAAAACGTGGAAAGAAGTATACAAAGGTTGATGTCGGAAGCTCGGGAAAATTTATGATTGAAAACGCAACTGAAACAATCTATGGAATTAAAGCCTATGGTGTTGTTCATAAGGGAAAATGTTATGGAACTCTTTCTACAACTTATGAGTTTTATTGGGGTGGATGGAGCCCTATAAAAATCTTAAAAAAGGAGGGAGAAAATGTCTGAAACGAGAAAGTTTTATTTTTGGGTTTCTGATCTGAAGAAGAAAAGGCTTTTGTATGAGACAGCTTTTCCTTCGGATAAGGTTCGGATGAATTTTTCTGAATGTTTTAATCTTCTCGCAGATTATACAGCGAGAACATTAGGTCGTACAGGTGTCATGTGGGAAGTTGTTGAGATTTTTGCTATTAATGCCCCAAGTTCTTATGGAAATCGTGGATATACAAAGATTGGATTGGGTGATATCAGGGCTTATCTTATTTCCCCCAAAGGTGAAAAAAGAATCATGTGTTTTCGGGAGAGTTTTACAAAAAACGGTCCTCCATTCAATTGGATGAAGGCTGCAAAAGATACATGTTGGTAGCAGTTTTGCAGGTTCCGCTCGCTGAGCGGTTCCTAGAGAATTGCTGCAATAAAATTGGAGGTATTTTTGATGAAAAACAAGGCGATTTTTGGCATTAAGCATGGATGGATCTTGAAAATCGACAATTTGTATCGTGAAGCAAAAAAGTTGAAGCTTTCAAGTGCAGAGATTAATGAAAAATATATCTCAATTATGGATGAATTTCCAAAGGATGCGCCAAAATGGTTGAGGTGCTATCTAGATGGGTATGAGTATGCTCTCAAACGAGAGCTTCAAAGAGGTGATTTATTGGAATTCTGTTATGTTTTAGATAATGGAAGTATTATCTCCATGGATAAAGATTCTGTCAGATTTTACAAATGTCTGGGTGTATCCTTAGACAATCTTGGTGGACGAAAAAATGGATTTTATTGGGTAGGATCAGATAAACCATACTTTGTAAGTGAATAGGAGGTGATAAAATGAGTCGATCAATCTTTGGTTGGAGCTATCCTCCAGGGTGTTCGGGGCCACCAGATCCTGCGGATCAAATCTGTGAGATGTGTGGAAAAGATGTTGATAACTGCATCTGTCCAGAGTGTCCTGTGTGTGAAGCTATTGGTGATCCTTTGTGCTATGAAAAGCATGGATTAATTCAAACAGAAGAGCAAAAAGAAAGCCTTGCGAAATATGAACAGTTCATGAAAGAACAAGAAGAGATAGGGCATAGAATTGAAAATGCTATATGGAAAGATCATATGGATGAGCGTGTCATTAAAATGGCACAGGATTGTTGGAATGAAATAGAAGCAGAAACATTAGCTACATGTTGTGAATTAGAACAGGGAGAGGTCATCAGAATAGTTTTTTATACAGATCTTTTAGAGAATAAAAGATCTGATCCGCATTTTGATTTTGAGGCTCTAGAATATTACAAATCACTCTCACAAGAGGATAAACAAAGTTTGGAAAAGCTATCTATTCCTCATGCATATTATTGTGGATAATTTCAATAGGGGGTGAAATGAGAAGAAAAAGAGTTGGAAATTTATGGTTTACCATTAAATATGTTGCTTTTCTTGTGATTCTAACATCGTCTTTAATTTGGGCTATCTATTTAATTCATGAGAGAACAACAGAGAGATTTCTTCGGGAGACTAAAAGACAAAATGAAGTAATTAATCAGTATTTTAAAAAGATTCAGAGATATCATGGAGTTGCCATAGTTTCTACAGACTTTTCGCACTTTATCAGATTAAATGGTGAGGTGTGTAAACTGAAATCATATGAAAAACCACCGATGTATCGGTAAGTGAATTAAATCATGGAGGTGTTAAAATGACAATAGTAGATATGCCTTCAAACTTCTATTTTGTCGGTGCTTCATCTCCTGAAGCATTAAGGGTTCGTGAGTTTCTTAATATGCTTGATGATAATCAAACATCTTTCTTTGTGGCAAAATCAAAGGGATATGTAGTTGGAACATCTAGACCTGAATATGATACTATCTATGGAATGCGTGGATTTGTTCCTCACGATGATAAAGAAGTTTATCCCCTCTATCCTTTCAGATATTATGAGGTTTCTATTTTCTCACTTAAATTTTTTGCCAAAGTAAAAAGTGGAAGCTCATCTCAAGCAATTGATAAAGTATTAAGTGGGCTTCATAAACGTGGATTCGACTTTCAAACTGCATTTAGAACCGAAGCAATAGAAGTTCATGTCAAAAATGATGCGGAAAGATCTGAATTTGAAGTTTATCTTTAGATTAAAAGAAAGGAGAATTAAATCATGGAAGTATAGGATGTGATAAATATGAATAGATGGATGACAAAAATACTGTTGTGTGTGGCTATATTTTTAGCCTTTATGATTATTATTTATATCGGGGGGAGGTGACTTATGCCGAGATTCTTATTTTTCAATGGAGAATTTAAGAAGATCAAATCTGTTGCTCCATTTAATTGTGTAATGTGTGGAGAAACAATTAACTATGATGATACTGCTATTCTTTGTGTTGAGGCATTTTGTTGCAATATAATATGTCGAAAGTGTGTTGATGCAGCAAGTAAATTTCTTGCTGAGTTGGATAAAAGTAATAAAGGAGGCTAAATTATGGCTGATGGTTGTAATGAATACGTAATGAGAGATTTACTGGAGGATGAAGTGGAAAAGGTATCTGGGATTCATTTCTGTGATTTCTGCGGTGAAAAATTAAAGGGCGGAACGATTATTTTTAATGGATCAGCAAAACTGATGTATGGAGAGGAGGGACATACAATCTGCGAATGGTGTGTAATGTTATATGCTATCTTTCTCTCTGAAGAATTTAAGAAAAAAGATCAAGCAGAAAAACAAAAGGATGAAACTAGAGGTTAATCATGCGGGAAGATCAGCGTAAAGGGATTTTGCCTATTCATGAAAAAATGCTGAATTGGAGAGCTCATAAAAGGAAATGGGCAAATGTTGTATGGTTACTAAAAAATGTAGAATTTACAGATTGTTCTATGGATTCCTTGATAAAATGCGGACGAGAATCTGATCCAGGTTATTGTTCAGCATGTACAGAAGATGTCATTCGTAGGAGTGGGGTATGTTGTGGATGTCCTATACAATGGGTAGATGGTGTAACAAACAGTACTTGTACTGATGACAGATCTTTATTTATGCTTTTTCTGGAAGCGTATCATAAGAAAGATATAGAACAATCCATTACTCTCGCCAGAAAAATTCGTGACATCAAATGGAAGCCAAGAGAAAGGAGGATCCAATGTATAAGAAAACAGAAGTGATGCCTTATTTGCCTGCACCATCTACAACACCGAAGCTGCCAGAAGGTGTAGATGTCATAATTCGACGTGTATTTCGTAATGGAAAATGGTTCAGATTTGCTGTTCCTATCAAAGAGTCGAAATACAAATCACATCAAGGACGTAAAGAAAAAGAACGTAGGATCAGAAAAGGAGAGAATAGGTAATGTCTATCATATGTACAAGATGTGATGGAACAGGTTTTCTTAATTTGGAACAAATTGATCCATCAGTTTATGGAGATGACATTCCAGATTTATCTGATGTCGGTAAATCCATCGCTGTTTTGGCTTATGAAGATAATGATCCTTTCAGTCTATGGGAACTCTCAAGATCTGAGACACTTCCTGAGGCATTAATTTTGGCGATATTAGGGGTAGAAAAATGGAAGGAGAAAAGAAATGGATACTCCAATGGAGGCTAAATATGTCATAGTTGATTATGCTTATCCAATTATTGCGTGTGGGGCTCTTAATCATTCTGATCTAGCAAAAGATAAAAATGTTACATCAGCAGGATTTTGCACTATTGAAATGACAAAAACAGGAGTGTTGGTTGATTGTTTTGGAGGAAGCTCTACACTTAAAATGTCACATCATCAGGATGATAGAATTATGATTAAAGTATTTTTAGATGGTATGATGGGAAAAATCTAATAAAAGGAGAAAGATATGGGTGAAACATTGAAACAAATAGAATTGTTTGAAAGAAAGTGTCTTAAGGATTTATTGCATCAATGTACGGAAAAACAACAGGCCTTTTTTCTTAGGCTTTATCCAGAAGGTCCAGATCTTATGGCAAGAGAAAAGATATCAAGGGCAATTGAGCAGTGTGAAGCGACTATTAAGAAAAATGAGACAAAATCGAAAGGAGAAAAAGAAAATGGATAAAAACTATGTTGACATTGTATTTGATGGACCTCCTGCTCATAATGCAGGAAGATTTGTTGAAGTTGAAAATGATGAAGGTAAAAGTATCAAGTTTGGAGAATGGGTCGAGCGTAAGGATGGATTTTGGGCACGGAACGTGCAGTATAACAGGCAAAACAGTGGGAGGTAACGATGAATCCAAGAGTAACATTCCCTGTAACGGTAACATCGCTTGATTTAAGCAGCTTATCTGCGGCAATTAAGCAAACCACTGGTCTGGGTTATGGTTTTCATCCCGAGGAAATGATCGACACACAGATTCTATCCGCTACGCTGACGCTTTGCGGAAACGGGAAAAGAATGTTCTCGAAAAGGAAAATGGAATTAGTGACGGCTACCATTATTGCATGGGGAATTGGCCGTGGGATGTGGGTTATTGGTGTCAAGTGGTAATGGATTATACATCATATCAGACAAACGACACGCGGGAGGTGGGATCATGTACGCAATAGCAGTAAGAGACTCCGGCAATCATGTACTGTTTGTGGTGTCTATGGATGGTCGTCATGTTTGGACAACCACTGAAGAGGCGCGTAACGATGGTTATGAGGTGCTGTATCGCTAACGGCTCAACGTAACACACCCTTTACGGTTCCCCTTGGGGGGTTCCGGCAAAACGAACGGGAGGTGACAACAGTGATACCGGGTAAACTGTTTCTGAAATGGTTGGATCTGCGTGCAGACATCCGCACGGCCGGGGAAGCGTACCGAGCAAAATACAATCCGATCGGGAACGCGGGAAAGGGAACCCCGGAATGGCAAAGCCTAGCAAGAGCCGAGGCCGCTGAAATCGAATTTGTAAACAAGAATTGTGGCGGTTTTCCGGTGCCGTCCCAAGAACAGTATGATTATATGACCATGGTGGAGGAATGGTAATGTTAAGGCTTCACATAAACATTCCGGGCGATCATTCTGTTGGAATATGGGATGTTTCGGGGACAATAGTCATTGATGACGGGATTCCGAGAGACGAACGGGACATTTCCGACCTGAAACAGTGCTTGGCTGATTACTATGATTGTCCGCCGGGCTGTTTTATGACCGACGACGAGTGGACAGCAGAGATTGAACGTAGGAAAAACGAATAACCCTTAACCCTTGACGGTTCCCCCTTCCGGGGGGGGGGGGGGGGGCTAAATAAGCACACGGGGAGGGATGACAGTATGTGCAAGCTCTTGAACAACGAAGAATTTCCAGTTGGATGCGTTGCAAGGGGGGTGATTCAACCGGAGGAGTTATTTCCGATTCTATGTGATGTGTTGGAACCCCTTGCCAAGGCATCGGGACGTCAATATCAAGTCCGTCGATGCGAAATGGTGCGGCAACACTTATGCGATGCCGATTATTTCTGTTCCGGAACTTCGGAGAAAGACTTAAAAGACCTGCTTACCTTTTTAAACGACTACGCACCGACGGGGTATTATTTCGGGGTGCATCCCTGTTGCGGGTCAGAGTTTGGCTTCTGGAAATCGGGGGGAGACTAACCGCCCCTGACGGTTTCCCCTTCCGGGGGGTTCCGTGAGGGGTGGTTAAATAAGCACACGGGAGGATGCCATGAAAACCATGAAGCAATTCGTAAAAGAAAACAGGGTTCGGATTCAATGCGAATGGTCTGACGAAAACAAAAACAATCCCGATTGGAAAGATGCGAACCATTATAAGGTGACGCTAAAAATGGGTCGCAAGCAATTAACGACATACTTCTCGATGGGCTACGCACACACCAAAGAACCGACCGCCGAGGATGTTCTAGATGCCATCGCATCCGATTCTTCGGGGATTGAGAACGCACGTTCTTTTGAGGATTGGGCGGGAGATTATGGTTATGATTCCGACTCCCGTAAGGCGGAACGCATTTATGTGGTCTGCCAACGACAGGCAGATAAGCTGAAACAATTTCTCGGAGAAGATCTTTACAATGCGCTTCTGTGGAATACGGAAAGGGAATAAATACGGCTGTCGGCAATACTCGGTCAAGTTGAGGGCGGTTGGTTTGTGACATGGAAGGATTAGCACGATGCCAAGGGAGAAAATGTCATTCAGGAAGAAGGTTGATCGGGTCCATCAACTGCCCGTGCATTTGGACAAGGACTGTTTACAGGCGGTGTTGGCCGAGTCGTTGAAGGGTCCGTCAGCGTCGGAGGTAATTAGGAGCTGCATCAGGTTTGCGTTATTGCATCACAAGAAAGAGTATTTGGAATACGTCATCGAGGAAGCGGAAAAGACGATAAAGAGCATAATCGAAAAGCAGGGGAAGGAGAAGGAAGGATGAGCGACTTCAGCGAAGAACCCGAACATATCAAGAAAATAAGAGCGGCCCAAGAGAAGTCAAGAAAGAAGGCCAAGCTTCTCCGTTTCCGCACGGGACCGGTGCCGAAGGCAGAAATCAATTCAAGATTTCTTGTCAAGGTGGACGACCGGAAGGTGGTCGCCGTAGTCAAGGTTGGATGGGAGATTCTTTGTGGCGACGAATGGCTTCCCCTCTCCGAGATTCTGGAGCGGGTGGAGGGGTAGCTCAACAAATGGAGAAAAGAGATGAAAAATAACGACGTCATTGAGTTTTATTATGAAGATGCCTTAATTGCCAGAGTTCATTCATCTATGCCACCTCTGGTTGATGAGTTAATAAGTATTCAAAAGAAAACATGGAGAATAGCCAGGAGAACTTTTGCTCTTGACTATTCTGGAGGATTAACTGTTGATAAGAGCATGAGATGTAATATTGATCTTGCACCTATCAATGGTTTAACAAAGAACTGAGAGACTGATAAATATTTCAGTCAAAGGGGATGGTACAATGGGAACATCAACACATTGTGATAAATGCGGGCGTGGGATGTGTGGAGAAGATACATTCTGTAACATTTGCTTAGAGAAACTCGAAGATGAAAATGAAAGACTTGAAAAAGAAAATGATCAACTTTTAGATCAGATATCCGATTTAAAAAGGGAAATTGGTGAGTTGAATGATGAAATATATCACCTAAAGGAGGAAGTGAAATAATGACAGATATTTTAGTAAAAATGAAAGACGGAAGAGAACAATGGTTCAAACATCAGAACCGCCCTGGAGGAAGTTACACAAAAGAGGCAAAATACTGCGGATCTTTTTTGGTCATAGTTGATGAATATTATAATGAAACAGCAATTCCTGCACAAGATATAGCTGAGGTAAAAGTTTATAAAAAATAACTATTAGTTAGAAGGAGGATTATTTAATGAGTACAGAAATTGTAACCATCAGAAACAGCGGTAGTCGTTCAGTAGATCTGGATGTATCACACTATTATGGTGGATCAAAGCATGGACCATGTTTACAATTAACAGCTAAAATGGAAGATGGTACTAGTGGATATGTTCAAATCTCTTTTAAAGATTGGATTATTTTACAGTCTGCAATTCCTACAAGATGGAAATTTTAGAAAGGATAAAATTCAAATGAAACCAGTTAATCAATTAGATCTAAGAGAAGGAAAAGGTGATTGTCTTCGTGCATGTGTTGCTTCTATCTTTGAGTTTCCTGTAGAAGATATGCCAAATTTCTGGAATCACACACAAGATGTAATAGAGTTTTGGGAAATGATAAATGAATGGACAAGAAAAAATCTTGGAATGGCATGCTTCCCAATAGAGGTTAAAAAAGGACATGAATTCATGTTAAAAGATGTTATCTGTATAGCTGTAGACAAAAGACCAGGATACAATGAAGAACATGCTGTTGTCTGGTGTAATAAAATGATACATGATCCACATCCAGTAAAAATTGGAATTGAAAAAGACCCTAATCGCTTTATTCTGTTTATTCATCTAGATCCAAAACATAGAGGAGGCATGCAATGATAAACAGATTCAGAGGTAAATACGCTTTTCTGAGTAACTTTTATCCTTGTAATGGAATGGCTGTAAAAGTAAATGCTGAAGATTTTGCTCCTTGTGCAACTGCGGAGCATGTATTCCAGGCCATGAAATGCATAGGGGAAAAGGGGAAGAGGTTCATTGCCCGAGCGGAGACTCCAAAGGAAGCGAGGCGGAGAGGAAGGCGGGTGCCAATCCGAAGTGATTGGGATGATATTAAGGTTCATGTCATGTTTACTGTTCTGAAGGCAAAATTTTCTGATCCTTCACTTGCCCGTCAGCTTCTTGCTACAGGAAGTCAATCTCTCATCGAAAATAACTGGTGGCATGACAATTTCTGGGGAAACTGTGAATGTCCTAAATGTAAAACTATCAAAGGAGAAAATCATTTGGGAAAACTTCTGATGCAGCTTAGGGATGAAATTCGTGAGTCGTTGGGATAGGAGGATATGATGAAAAAGTATGTTAAATATTTTTGGTATGTAATGCGTCATAAGTGGTATGTAATGATTGAATGTTTTAAGTATGGTATTTATTGGCGTGGAATCATACATGATTTCAGCAAATTTAGACCATCAGAATTTTTTCCTTACGCTAATCATTTCTTTGGAGATGGAATTAAAGATAAATCTGAGCTTTCTCCATTTAACTTTGCATGGATGCTTCATCAGAAAAGGAATGACCATCATTGGCAATGGTGGTGTTTGATGTTGAATGCTGATGAAAGTTCATGGGTTTTTAGCATGTCAAGATCTGCGCTTCTTGAAATGGTGGCAGACTGGAAAGGTGCTCAGAAAGCTATTCATGGAAAGGTAGATCTTATGAAGTGGTATGATGCTCATAAGGATCTGATGGCTTTTGCTCCAGAAACAAAAATGGAGTTGCAAATTCTTCTGGCATATGAAATTGCTGGAGGAAAAAGGTATACATGGGAATAAAGTATGTGAGTCATTGAAATAGGAGGGTAGGATGAAATATTATGTAACATTTGGACAAATGTATAGATGGAAATTGCATCCATCTGATCCAAGAATTCATCCTGATGGTTTTGTTGTAATTAATGCTGATTGTGAAGCAGACGCCAGAGATATTGCGTTTCGATCTTTTGGGCAGGATTGGGCTTTTATTTATGATAAAGAGCCTGAACAAAAATATTTTCCAAAGGGAGTTTTATTTGAGCTTTGAAAAATATGGAGGTGAATTATGGATGTCAAGAAGTCTATGTATCAATCAGAACATGAAAAGTATAATGAAAAACATTATCCTGGAACACGACAGATTTGCATAGACTGTGGCGATCCAACAGAAAGGTGTGAGGATGATGCAATTTATATTGATAATTATGGACCTTTGTGTATTGATTGCTATAATCGTATAATAGAAGAGGAAGGAGGACAATTATGAGTAAGAATAAAATGATTGAAATAAATGGAAAGGTCTATCCACTCTGGAATCAGTTTGTTGAGCAAAAGGATCAATGGATAGGTGGTATTCTATTTGAATATGCTTTTCCTTGTAATCTTATAACAACTATAAAGGATATTACATTGGTTCCAAATGGAAGTGATTCTGCATATTTTTCTATAATAGGTGAAGCTTTCTCATGTGCTTTTGATGTTCAATATGGTGGAATAACATGTGGAGATTGTGGATGGATTACTTTTTCTGGATATGGTGGTCATACATTTCGAATTAAAAGAAGATCTAAATTTGTTGATACAATGAAAAATACTGAAGGAATTATGGATAAATTCAGATCAACTTTTAATGATATTTTTAAAGAAACAGATGATAAAGATAGATCTGTTCCTCCTGAATTATGTACATGTACAGATTGTAAAGATCGTTCTATATGTCCATATGTTGATGATCCTTACAACACAAATGGAGATTGTTTAGCTCAAAAATAAATGGGGGATGGTGATGACAACAACAGCGTGGATAGGATTTTTTGTTGGATCTATAATTGTCAGTTTTATTTTTGGATGTTTTGTTGGCCGTATTCTAAAGAAGCTTGATCAGAAATGGTATTCGAGACAAAAAGAGAAGCATCTGTGATAATATATAATAAAATCAAACACTTACGGACGGGTAGCCGTTTTTGGACCTGGCACTCTTTTTGCATAAGAAGGTGCAAACAATAAAAAACAAGTGTTTTCAATAACTTACAAAGGGAAAAATTTTTTTAAAAAACTACTTGACAAACGGCAAAAAACGTGTTTAAATAGACCCATAAATGATGAAAGAGAAGAAAGAATCCTTTCATGATTGGTGCAGATAAAATAAACGAAATACTTGAATCTCTTACTCCGGAAGCTTCAGCGAAGCTGATGGTGGACTTAGAAAATCTTATCACAGGGTCTCAAAGAAAGGCCAGCGTGAAAAGAGTCAAGTCTCCATCAGCTTCGTCTGTTAAAGTTAAAATAAATAAAACCTGCCAAACTGTTCAAAAGAAAGACATCCTTAAACACTTCTCAGAAATAAATCTCAGCAGTCTAACATCAACACCCCCATCAACAATAAAAGCAGATTTTGTAGCCTTATGCGAAATGCTTGCATCTCTTGAAGATGATAGAGCTGAAAGGGATAAGTGGCGTCGTCAGGCTGTTAAGGTTGTTATGATTGATAGATCCGAGGATTTGATTTCTTACATAACAACAGTAGCTCTTGGAATAAGGATATAAAGGAGTCTTAACATGGGATCTCATCTTTACACGCTGATGGGTAAATTCCTTCAAGAAGTAGAACATCGAATCTATGAAAAAGGTCATAAAGGATGGACTCATTGGTGGAGAATTTCTGACAAAGAATACAGAAGGCGGATTATTGATAATTTGGATCGGGGAGATCTCATTGATGTGGCAGGATTAGCTCTTGTAATGTGGGCTAAGAAAAGAAATAAGGAATCCAGAAAGGTAAACGAAAAAGAATAAAATGACAACTAAAGTGGTCCATTGCAAAAAGGAGTATTACGATATTTATATTGGAAGGCCATCAAAATGGGGAAATCCTTTTAAAGTTGGAAAAGATGGATCAAGAGAAGAAGTTATTGAAAAGTTTAGAGATTATATTTTAAATCATCCTTTTCTTCTTGATCATCTTTCTGAATTGAAAGGAAAAATTCTTGGGTGCTGGTGTAAACCAAATTCATGTCATGGGGATGTACTGGTAGAACTCCTAGAAGAAAGGGAGAAACAAGCCAGTTAGCTTTATAATTTCAACACGGTGAGGTTACGCCATGGGAGACTTTGATAGATTTTCTCATCGTTTGTCTTTAGCAGGTGTTCTTCAACCGGGAGATGCAACTCGATATGAAATGGTTGTATCTGAAACATGGGATACAATAGAAGTTGTTGTTTTGAATGATAGCTTTTTTGACAAAATTACTTTTCTTAAACATGATGGACGACTTTACAAGACATTTTTAGGTGACCAAACAAACCCATGGACTATCAAAGCTGCAGAAGAAATGAGAGACAGATTTACAAATGAGATGTTAAAATCTGAAAAAGCTGTGGTTTTAAAAGAATTTACCAATCACAAAGAAAGACACAAGATATTAGTTGATCTTGTGACAGAATTTGTACTGAATACACATCAGTCTCCAAGTGACGCATCTATCCATTCGCTTATGGATTGGTCATACACAAAAACATTGGACAGAGATGAAGAAAATAAATCAATGAATCTGTCAACTGCAAACTTTATTGACTGGATTCGTGTTGCAAAAAATGCTTTGATGACCATGCCAAAAATAGAACATATCATAGATGAAAAAGATAAAGAGGAGGATACAACAGATGCCTGAGTCCTTTGATCTTACTATCAGTCCAAAGTACATCCCAAAATGGGGTAAATGGGAAGCATTCCGCGAAATTATGCAGAATGTTATTGACAGAAAAAACGAGCTTGAGGCGTCAGCCATTATCTTCAAATACATTCCAAATCAGCAACGCATTGTCATAGGAAATAAATTCAGTACCCTTAAAAGGAGTACGCTTGTTCTTGGAGAAACAACAAAAGCTGAAAATAAGGATGCCATCGGAAAGTATGGAGAAGGATACAAACTTGCTCTCATTGTTTTTTCCAGGATGGGAACAAGAGTCAGAATTCGAACATTGAATGAGGTTTGGGTTCCTGAAATTATATATTCTAAACAATTTGAAACCGAGCTTTTGTCAATCAAAATTGTAGAGTCTAAAATGATTGACGATGTTCTTTTTGAATTGAATGGAATTTCACCTGATGATTTTAAAGAATATTCTTCAAAATGTCTTTTTCTCAACCCTCCACAAAATAAAATCACAACAGCAATGGGAGATATTCTTCTTGATGAATATCTTCGTGGAATGATTTTCGTTGAAGGATTATTTATTTGTAAAATTGATGAACCCAATAAACTCAGATATGGATATGATTTAAAGGCTCGTCATATTGAACTTGATAGGGATCGTCATAAAGTTGCATCTTTTAATCTCTTGTGGACGTTGGGATGTATGTATAATCTTTTGGATTCTACATACGCCACCATGATTTATAATCTTCAAAGAGAGTCTTATGATGATTGTAAATATTATGATACACACAGATCTTCATCGAAAACACCACTTTACAAAGCAATTTGTTCACTTCATCATGATGAGTTTCTAACAAAATATGGAAAATTTGCAATTCCTGTTGAAACAGAACAAGAAGCAAAATTCATCAAAGAAAAATATAATAATCTTGTTCCTGTTCTTTTGAAACCTGTCGTTTACAAATATGTTACTGATAGTAAAGCTTATCAGGCATCAACAAAAAAAGGAGTCTCAAAAGAAGAAACTCCATACTCTATTACAAAGAGGTACATTAATCTGATTCTTGCAGGAAAAAATTTCAAAGAAGCCAGAGAAAAAATGGCAAAAGAATTTCTTCCGGTGACAAGAGATTGGAAAATTCGATAGTTGATTTGGACCATTCTGGTCCTGTTGTAGCTATAAAATCTAGAGAAAGGAGGATAAGCATGAAAAAGGTAAAAGTGGATGTGAAGTCCAGAGGAAATGTTCTTGGTTCCGTCGATGTCATTCAGTACGAGAATCTGGCTGAAGCTGTGAAAGCATCTTCGGAAGCTGCTGTTCTGGCTGCATACAACAAAGTCGTTTCTGATAAGGCTACCAACTCTTTCAGAAGCGAACATACCAGAGACGCCTCTCCCATGGCTAAACTCGCCAAAGCCGCAAAGTCTGATCCTAAGATCGCGGCCGCCATCGAGAAGCTTCTGGCTGAAGCAGCAGAAAAGAAGTAACAATTTGCAACACCTACAGTAGAAGGCTGAGGGGCATATTAATAGGACGTCCGTCCGTGCCGCATGTCCGTGATGGCCCCCTCCAACGGGGCATGCGCGTTAATAGCCCTTCAGCCTTCACATCATTGGAGAAATAAAATGATCCACGAGCAAGAACTCGTAGCTGATTTTCACAAGGCTTTTGATATTCCTTCCAATGACATACCAACCAATCCGGATAATTCAGTTAAAATCAGACGTTTAAATTTGATAGCTGAAGAAGTATGTGAACTCTTTGATGCAATAGTTGAAAATGATCTTGTAAAAGTCGCTGATGGACTTGCAGATGTTCTTTATGTTGTTTATGGAACAGCTGTTGAGTATGGAATCGATCTTGATCCCGTATTTGAAGAAGTTCATCGCTCAAATATGACAAAAATTGGTGGTGAGAAAAGAGAAGATGGAAAAGTCCTTAAGCCGGAAAACTTTTCTCCTCCAGATATAGCAAATATCATAAAACAACAAATTCTTGGGGGACATTAAAATGGATTCCTTTCCTTTTGAAAAAGCTAAAACAAGAGAAGATGAATGGGAAATCTTCAGTTTTATTGTTGACTGTCATATTGATGCATATACAGTTGAACAGTATGGAGATAAAGGTGAAGATCCTGCCACAGAGATGAATAAAATAGAAATGCTCAAACAGATTGAAAAGTATGTCATTCGAAATAAAGATCGTAAAAACACACGCGGACGAATCGAAGAGCTGAGAGACTGTCTTAAAATAGCTCATTACGCTTGTATGTTGTTTCATAAGATGGATGCAAACAAAGAAGAAATTATAAAGTTGATTGGTAATTCACGAATGGCAAAAGGAATTATCAAACCTTAAAGGAGGATTTAATCATGAGAGAAGATAGAGTTTGGCCTGAAGAACATGTCAGAAATGTTACAGTTATTAAAGCTTTTGAAGAATATGAAGAATTGATAGAGACTGACTTTGGATCTGATCAAACAGATTTTATGCAGGCTTATGAAATTTTCTATGCAGGGTTTCTTGCAGGTGGCCAAAACGGATAAGTAGATGCTGATTTTTCATTTTAACTAACATAGGAGAAAACTATGAAGGTTATTGATCCTAGTTTTAAGGTACTCACTCAAATAGATGGTCTTGATGTTTTAGCAAGAATAGAATCGGCGGGAAGAACATGCTATAAGAGTGAAGAAAATATAACACCTCTTTCATCCATGCGATTTGTTTCTAACATCATAAGTCGTGGGCATGAATCTGTAATTGAACATGTATCTGTATCTGTAAGAATTATCTGTGACCGCGGCGTAACACATGAATTGGTGCGTCATAGACTTTGTGCTTATTCACAAGAAAGCACACGCTATTGTAATTATGAAAAGGAGGATGAAATTACTGTAATCTCTCCTTACTTTTTTGATCCTTTTGAAGAGAGAAAAAAGATTGCATTACCAATTATTGAAAAAGATAAAGATGGCATGCGACTAACCGATCCTCATGTTGGATTTGAAATGATGATGAATAGCTTTGATGTTTGGTTTCTAACATGTCTTTGGACCCAATGGGGATATATGACTCTCATCAAAGAGTTTAAAGCAAAACCTCAGCAAGCCAGATCTGTTCTTCCTAACTCACTTAAAACTGAAATTGTTGTTACAGCTAATCTTAGAGAATGGAGACACATCTTTCGTCTAAGAACGGCAAAGGATGCTCACCCTCAAATGCGTGAGATAATGGTTCCTCTTCTCCAGGTATTTCAAGAGATTATACCTGTAGTTTTTGATAATATACAACCTTAATAGAGGAGGACTTATAATGCCAATTCCTTATACCATCAGGGAGTGTCCTGACAATCTTCATTATGCGTGGAAAATTATATCCGCGCTAAGAAGTACATCTATGAGAGTGTATATTTTAAAAGCTCTCAGAGAACAATTAAAGAAAGATATAGCTGTTTTACAAAAGAATGATTCATCTATATCTGATCTCATCGAAAAACTGGAGGTTGTCTGACATGTACGAAAAAGAAATTAAGGATATGACAGATGATGAACTCAAAGAACATCTGGCCGAAATTCGCTTGCAGAGAAAAACTGGATATGACAGAAAAATGAAAAAAGTTAAAACCAAAAATCCAAGTGTACTTGATGGAATTAATGATGACTTAGCAGCTGTTATCCTCGAAAAACTACAGAAGGAGGGTGTAATATAATGCAAAAATTTTCCTGGACCAAAATTGTTACCTATGCGAGTTGTCCGATGAAGTATAAAAAGAGATATGTTGAAGGCATTACTCCAAAAAAGAAAAGTAAAGCTCTGTCATTAGGATTTTGTATGGCAAGTGCTTTGAATGGATTTCGACAAACAGGAAGTAAGGATGAAGGGATCAAATTTTTCACAAAGGCCTGGGAAGAAGATGGTCAGAATCTTGTCCTGAAAAAAGATGACGATTCAAGAAGATCTGTAGAAAGAGGACTCGAGATTTTTTCCAACTATGTCAATAATTACCCTGATGAACCAAACAGTATTGTTCAGGCTGAAATTAAATTTGAGCATCAGATTGCAGAGGGTATCATCTTCAATGGAAGAATCGATGGTGTTATTCGTCTGTCAGATGGAAGCCTTGCAATCATTGAGGATAAAACAACGTCACGATTGGGAGATTCTTATTTTGTAAGAATGAAAGGATCATCTCAGGTTCTCTGGTATATGTGGGTCGCAAACAAACTCGGTCTTTTTTGTCTTAATGCTAAGGTCCAACTTCCTAAATGTTACATCAATGCAATTTATATTCATGACAAAACCAACAGATTTGAACGTGACATTACAATGAAAACGGAAGATACCCTCGAACTTGCCAGTGAAAACATGTTAAAATGGATTCATCAGATTCAAAAAGCAGAAAGAGATGATCATTTTCCTTTGAATGATGTTGATAATTCTGTTTGTACAGCATATGGAGGATGTGAATATCTTCCGCTTAAATACGCTAAAAAATCTCAGTATGATCGTCTTTTAAATACAGAATTTAATGTTTCTGATCGTAAAAGTGTAGGTGTATTTGATGAAATTGAAGGTGAAGCGGAATGAGAGATGTCTTTGAAGAGACATTTATCAATTTAAATGGATATTACATATGTCTCTATCATCAAAGAAAAGAAACAAGAAAAAGTGTGAAATACGTATTGTATATTATACTTATTCTTGTTTGGTCAGTCTTTCTTATTAACCTGTAAAACTAGAGAGGTGTAGGATGCCCAAAGACCTTTATAAAGGTGTATTTAATTGGCATGGTCAGTTTATTCCAGTATTTAAAAGAGCGACATCAAAAGAACAAGCTCGACGTTTAATGATCAGAGAAATAGCTCAAATTGTTGATACATCCTTTCAAAGAGTTAATTGTTATTTTGATGGTCTCAATTATCATATAGAGGCTCATCAGATTGGAAATGGAATGGAGGTTAAAAAATGAGTAAAAATGGTGAGAGCATTGCAGAGCTTATAATTATTGCCTTTTTAATATGTATTTTTGTTTTTCTGCTTTAGAAAGGAGATAACAAAATGGCAAAAACAACCCTGTTAATTGGAGATCCAGGTAGCGGAAAAACAACAGCCGGATGCACCGATAAACATCCATTATTTCTTATTGATGTTGACTGTAAAGCTGATAGAATGGAAAATATCAAACCACTTATAGAATCTGGTGCGGTTGTTGTTCATCCTGTTAGAATACCTTTAATGACAGATTCTTTTAGGGATAGAGTTTTAAATCCAGATAAAGGAGTTATAAAACAGCCTGAAGGATATTTATATGTTGTTGATTTGTTAAATAGAATCCTTGCAAATGATCCAGAATTTGATATGTACGCATCAATTATGCTTGACAGTCTTACAAGACTCCTCGAGCATTTGAAACGCTTACTGATTCATCTTCGTGGTAAAGGAAAATTTGGTAAAAAGGTTGATGGAGATATGAATTGGCCATCTTGGGGATCGTATCTATCAAACCTTGAAGAGCTTTTTACACAACTCATTCAAATGGATAAAAATTTCATTTGTACAGCTCATCAAAGAATTGAAACAGAGCATGATGATTTGCAAGATATTAGCATCCCACTCGGATATTGGCCTATGGTTGACGGTCAAATGATGAAAAAGTTATCTGGATATTTTGATGAGTGTTATTTCATGGAAAGAAAAGTAAAAAAGAATAATCCAACAGAATATTTCTTCAGAACTGTAGGAAGCAAATATTGTGCAAGAACGTCTTTGAAACTTCCTGAATTTGTTCCTGCTAACATTAGCAACTTAATGGATATTCACAGAAAAAATATGATGGGAGGGACCAATGAGCAGAGAAAAGAAAAATGAACCAGATAAAAAAGTTGATTTTTCTCAATCTGAAGAAACGGATAAAAAAGAAGATGTCATCATTGACAGCTGTAAAGCTCTTCTTGAGAAACATCCAAAAGGATTTATTGTTGATTCAACCGGTAAAGTTGGAAAGGTTGTGTTTATCACTCATAATTTGGATGTTATTTTTCACAGACATCCTAACATCAAAGGTCGTGGATTTTATGCAGTTGGAGAAATGGAGGAAGATTAATGCAATTAAGGACTTGCAATCCATAAGATTACATTTTCAACATAGTGAATTTACAAAACAAAAAGAAACAGGAGGTCAACATGCCCAGAATTAATGTGAAACTCAATGATGTTGAGTCCAATTTTCAGGTGTATCCTGAGGACAGTTATCTCGTTGAAATTCAGGAGAAATCCCGTCTTGGGAAATCCAAAGAGAACGAGCCGAAAATCATCTGGATCGGCAAAATTATGGAAGGAGATTACGAAGGCAAATATATCAATTGGGATACATCACTCCAGGATCAGGCTCTTTGGAATCTCAAGAACATGCTTGAAGCTATGCAGTTTGAATGGGATGAAGATGGATTTGACATTGAAGATGTGGTTGGAGAAAAAATCATTATCGATGTCACCGTGAAAGATTGGCAGGGTAATCCTCGTAATTACGTTACCGGATATCATCCCGTGGAATAAACACATCAAAGCCTTTCTGGAGATGGCGAATAAAGCCATCTCCAGAATAAAAATTATGTGATATCATGAATCCTATTCCAAAAAGCAAACAATTGAGAATCACCCGACTAGGAAGAGGCATGAAACTCCAAGATGTCTCTAAAATAACTTTCTTATCATCTTCTTACGTATCAAAGATGGAGAGGGGTGATAGAGATATACCGCCTGAGGTTGAAAGGATTCTCGATCTCAAAAATGGAACAAGATGGTATCAGTGCATTATGGCAGCTATCTTTTCTGGTGTCATATCAGATGAAGATGCAAAAATTGCTAGCGATGCCGTAGAAAAAATCATAGGACTCTAGAAAGGAGATCCAAATGGAAGCGAGTAAGGTTCTTGTTGTCCCCATCGATAAAATAAAAATCGGTGTGAGAAGGCGTGTAGATCTCGGAGACCTCGATAAACTTCAAAGCAGCATAGCACGTGTCGGACTTTTAAATGCAATAATCATTGATAGCGATTATGAACTCGTTGCAGGTTTCAGGAGACTTACGTGCTGTAAGAATCTTGGATTTGTAGATATTATTGCTATGTTTAAAGATGATCTTTCGCCCCTTCAAAAGAAAGAACTCGAGCTTGAAGAAAATACATACAAAGAATTGTCATGGGATGAAGTTGCATCGCTAAGAGCCGACATCCACAAAATCAAACAGGAACTCTATGGAAAACCAGTAAAAGGCCATGCAACAGAAAGTTGGTCCGTTGAAGATACCGCACAATCCCTGGGACTTTCTGTAGGAACACTTTCCCAAGATTTAACTCTTGCAGATTCACTTGCAAAGTATCCAAACCTTCGAAAATTCACGAGCAAGCGTCAGGCTGTGAGTGCCCTTGTAAAAGCACGAGAGACTACACTCCTTTCTGAACTAGCTCGTCGAGATGCAGAAAAATCACTCCTAAAAATAAGTACACCATATCTTCTTCATAACGGAGATTCAAGAATCTTTTTGAAAGAAAATGTTGAAGATGAAACTGTCGATCTTGTCTTTTTTGATCCTCCATGGGGGATCGACATTGATGTTGTTGGAACATCTCGTGGACTTGGCGGAACAAAGACTTCTTATAAAGATGATGGAATACTCAATGCCAAAATCTTCACAGAGGAAGTTTTAGTTGAGATTTATCGTGTCATGAAAAACAACACGCATATGTATATGTTTGTTGGATCAGAATTTCTTAATTACTGGATTGATTTTCTGTCCAATACAAGAACAGTACTTGTTCCTGGAGATGCACCAAGATGGGAGGTCCTTGATGAAAAAAGGGAATGGAAATTTGATGTAAGAAAGGTTCCTCTTATTTGGGTGAAAGAGGGTGGCGGATATACTGACTTTGAAGTACGATTTATGCCTCGATATGAGACAATTCTTTTCTGCAATAAAGGAATCAGAAGACTTAACTCTGTATGCTCAGACGTTTTTGAATTTAAAAGACCTCCATCAACTGAAAGAGTCCACACACAGCAGAAATCTACGGAGTTGATCCAGCAGTTAATAAGATTGTCCTCGCAGCCTAATGAGCTTATTCTTGATCCCTGTGCCGGAAGCTTTGTATCTGTTGTAGCTGCAACACTTACAGGACGTCGTTCCATCGGAATTGAAAAAGACGTCAACTGCTACAATGCAGGAATCAATTGGGTGAAGGCCATTAAACAGGAGGATATTGAAACAAATGACATTAGAGAAGAATGATAAAGAAAAGGATAATATGTCAGTAGGTGTTATTCTTTGGGCGATTATTATGGGAAAAGCCGTAATAACTGTCACATGGATTGTTTCATCAGTCTATTTGATAACAATAGAAGAAAAAACGTGGGCTTTAATTTTCTTCATTGTAGGTTTTATCTTTAGTTTATCATCTTATAAATCAGGAATAACAGGCAAAGATAAGGAGATTTAGATGTCCTTAAATTATGAGGTTGGTGCAGAAGGACCAATTGATGCACGTGTTGTTTTGATAGGCGAAGCTCCTGCAGAAAAAGAATTTACAATCGGAAAACCTTTTCAGGGAAGTGCAGGAAGCTTTTTAAACAATCTTTTATCTGGTGCGGGTCTTCAACGAGGAACTATCCGTATCACAAATCTATCAAAAGAGAGGGCTCCTGGAAATAAAATGGAGCGTATGCCTTTTGATAGGTTAAAGATGTGGGAGCAGGATCTTCTTGAAGAAATTAATCTTCTATCATGTCCTAAAATTCTTGTTCCTCTTGGAAACTATGCACTTAAGGCTGTTACAGGAAGAACAGGAATTACAAATTTAAGAGGATCTGTTTTACCTCCTGTAAAAGAAATATCTCATGACTGTATAGTAATTCCAACAATTCATCCATCAAAAATTCATTATGACTATTCTGTATGGCCTCTTATTGGAGCAGATCTAGCAAAGGTCAAAATTATTTCAGATCAGGATGAACCATTTCAGTTTCCAACATACAGATTTAAGATACAACCATCATTTGATGAAGTCATGGATTTTTTCGATTGGCTTGATGATTATGAAGAAATGGTTGTAATAGATATTGAAAATCCACATCTACTTTTATCATGTATAGGCATTGCATGGTCAAGATCAGACGCTTTCTGTATTCCTTTTTATTGGGGTGATGGAAGAAATTATTGGACAGAAGAGCAAGAATTTGTAATCTGGAAAAGATTATCAAAGATTCTTCCAAAATTAAATTGGGCAAATCAGAATGTTTTCTTTGATTGGGAGGTAATGCTTAACCACAAAATTCTCTTAAAAGCACCTGTTTATGATTCCATGCTGATGCATTCATGTTTGTATAGCGAGCTTCGTCATAAACTGGAAATCATTACAAGCATCTATACAAATATAGAATATTACAAGAAAGATGAGAAAGAGGAAAAAGGATCTGTAATAAAAGTTGGAGATGAAACAGGACATTGGAAGTATAATTGTTTGGATTGTATATCAACATTTTGGGCTATCGAAGAGCTTAAAAAAGAACTCATTGAGGAAAATCTTCTGGATTTTTATCACAGTTTTTATAGTGAGTTAATGAATCCTTTTTTCAAGATGAACATCAATGGCGTTCGTCTAAACATGAAAGATATAGAAAAATCAAGATCAGAAATGGCAGATATCTTAAGTGATTTAACGATTAGTATTGAAAGGGCTGTAGGACATCCACTTAATGTTAACTCACCAAAACAGGTTGCATCAGTTCTTTATGATGAGTTCTGTATGTCAGTTCCAAAAATTCGAGGTGATTCTGAAAGACCAACCAGTAAAGATGCTTTAACAAAACTGGCATATCAGTATAAAATTGATACACCACTAAAAATTATAGAAGCTCGATCACATCTAAAATTAATGTCTCTATTTTCAGATGATAATATAGAAAACGGAAGATTAAGATGTCAATATTCGCTTGCAGGGACTACAACAGGACGTCTTGCATCTCGCAAGAAAAAAGGTGGTCTTGGCGGAAAAGGCATGAATCTTCAAAATGTAAAGACTGTTGGACCTGCAAGATCATTTTTTATTGCAGAAGATGGTCATGTTCTTTTAGGAGCTGATCAAAGTCAAGCAGAAGCTCGTGTTGTTGGGTGGCTTTCTAAAGATCAAAAATTTATGGCCCTGTTTGAATCTGGAAAATCTATCCATATTCAAAATGCCTATAATCTATATGGCGAATGGATAACAAAAGAAGATCCAAGATATAAAATAGCAAAGTCACTTATTCATGGATCAAATTACGGTTTGGGTCCATGGGTGTTTGCTTATATGTCAGGACTATCTTTTCGTGAAGCTAAAGAAAAACAACAATTATACTTCTCTACATATCCAGGAATTAGAGGATTCTTTCATAAGTATGTTGAAACTGAAATAAGAGAAAGGGGGATGCTCTATAATCCGTTTGGAAGGAGACAGGTCTTTTTTGGACGAATGGAAGATACTACTTTTCGTGCAGGATATGCTTTTATTCCGCAAAGCACAGTATCAGATATTAATAAGATAGCTTTAAAAAGAGTTGAGAAGCACTACATGGCTCTTCTTGAACTTCATGATGGTTTGGTTCTTTCTGTTCCTGCAAATGATATAAAAGGAGGATATGAAGCTCTTAATGAGGCATACAAAGTAACATTTGAGATCTGGGGAGAGGAACATTCTATTCCAATAGAAATATCTATTGGTGATAATTGGCGTGACATGGAACAGATCGATGAATCATATTTTGTCGAAAAAAGTGCAAATTCAAATTGACTTTGGGAAACACGTAAAAACCGGCCCGGAAACGCACAAAACGGCGGTTTCCCGGCCCAAAAATTCACTTTTGGGGTAATTTACATTGACAAAATTTAAAGGGCAAAAAAGGCCGTTTTTGGCCGTTTAAAAGGGTACGAAAACAAAAAGAAATTGATGATGCAACTAATCACAAACAAATGTAAAGAGGAGGAAAAAATGACAAAGTATTGTTTTTTGGACGTAGAAACATCCGGACTCGACCCGAAAGAAAATGGTATCTTACAGATAGGATGCATCCTTGAAGTAGGAGGATTTGAAAAGGAGTTTTCTCTTAAAAGCAAACCATTTGATAGCGATGTTATTGAAGATGGGGCTCTTAAAGTAACAGGATTTACTAGAGAAGAAATTGCAGATTGGCCATCTCCTCAAGTGACATATAATATGTTGATCGAAGAATTTTCTAAGTTTGTTGACAAATATGATAAACAAGATAAGTTCATGTTTGTTGGGTACAACGCTGCATTTGATGAGCGTTTTGTAAGAGAATTCTTTCTTAAAAACGGTAATAAGTTTTTTGGATCATATTTTCATTTTCCATACATTGATGTTATGACACTCGCAGCCCACATCCTGATAAAGAAACGTCATCAAATGAAAGATTTTAAGCTTATGACAGTTGCTTCAGAATTTGGTATCAAAATTAACATTACAGATGCGCATGATGCTTTATATGATATTAAAATAACCAGAGAGATTTACAAAAGGATTTCTAATGATTTCCATGGAGAGTAATCATGAAAATTGCTTATATCGTAGGACCATATCGATCCAAATGGTTTTTGGTAAGACTTATAAACATCATAAGATCTAGAAAAGTGGCTGCAAAATACTGGAAGGATGGATATGTTGTCATATGTCCACACTCTAACTCAGCCTTTTTCGATAAGCATTGTAAAGGTGAAGTTTTTGTTGAAGGATATCTGAAACTTATTCCATTTATGGATCTCATTGTTGTTCTTAAAGGATGGTTAAAATCGTCAGGATCTATAAAAGAGGTTTCTTTATCAAGAAAGCTAGAAAAAGAAATCATCTTCTTATAAAAGGAGACTGCCATGAGGAAACTACCTGGCAGTTGGATGATTTCTTATCGGGATTACATAATTAAGCAGGAGAGTCCATCGATCTTTCATTTTTGGATTTCAGCTCAGATGATTGCAGCGTCTCTGAGAAGAAACGTCTGGATAGATAGAGGGGCTTATCAACTCTATCCTAATCAGTATGTAATATTGATCGGACTTTCTGGAGCTGCGAGAAAAAGTGTAGCTATGGAAATAGGACTTGATCTGCTTAATGAAGTAGAAGATATAATGATTCTACATGAAAGAATGACAGTCGAAGGATTAATTGATCGTATTCAAAGAGTGGTAATATTACCGAGCGGAAAGGTTCAACCAGATGGAAGTGTATTGATTCACGCCGATGAACTTTCCAATTTATTTGGAAAAGCATCTTACATAACAGATTTAATGTCTTTTCTTACAGCGGGATACACATCAAAAACAAAGCTAGATTTTTTAACAAGATCCAGAAATCTGTGTAGTGTAAGAAATCCCTGTATCAGTTTACTCGCCGGAACAACACCAGAACAGATGAGTGAAGTATTTCCATCAATGGCATTAACAAGTGGAATGCTTGGAAGAATATTAATAATTGCTGGATCAAAAGGGCAAAGAGTATCAAAACCAAAATTAGATACAAAAATGAGACCTCTATTAATACATGATTTAAAAGAGATCTCAAAACTTCAAGGTGAAATGGTTTTAACACCTGAAGCAGACAAAGCCTTTGATGCATGGTATGAAAAAATTAATCCTTATCCACCTGCAGAACTTGTATCGTTCTATGAACGAAAACATGATCATGTTTTAAAATTGGCGATGATTATTTCAATCTCTGAGTCGGATAATTTGATACTTACAGTAGATCATTTAAATAGTGCCATAGAAGCGATTGAAATGGCTGAGTCGGAAATGCCTGAGGCTTTAGCTTACATTGGGGCATCGATTCAAAGTACACTAGCTGATAGAATCTTTGCTGTTATAAAATCATATCACCCAACTCCGGTATCACACTCAGTTTTGCTGAGAAGGGTGTATAGAAAAATACAGAGTAGTGCAGAATTTAAAGATGTAGTTGAGACCTTGAAAGATGCAAATAAAATAACGATTGAAGCATCTCAACAAGGAATCTTCTATTCAATAAAGGAAAAGAAAGATGAGAATAAACAGTCTAATCATAAGAATCTTAAGAAAAGTAAAAACAAATAATGGTAAAACTGCACTTGATGAACTTATTCAATATCTTCATAATGAAGGTGTTCTCGTCAAAGAAATTGCAAATATGCTAGAAATCAGTTCTGCAACTGTCTATAAATCTCTTAAGGTGAGGAAAGGTAAGGTGATGGGCAGGAGCAAAGTGGACAAAAAGAAGGGCGGAGCGGGGTGCTCGAATGGAGGGATGTCATGAAAACTAGCATAATACTACTCTCTATTTTATGTTTCATTCTGTTTTTTAAAGGAGAATTTTATTACTCATGGTTTGTTTCTATGATCATTCTTCTTATTTGGGTCACAAAACATTTTTGATATGAAACAGTTTTTGTAAACTTATAAATTTAACGTGTTGAGCTTACGAGAAAGGCGGATAATTATGAAAGTTATAGTGAAGCCATGTAGATGTGGAAAGACATATGATTTAATGAAAATATTTTTGAATGATTGTACTCTGATAATGGTTGTTTTTTGCGGGTCAGAGAGAAGTAGAATCATTGAAGAGTACAGCCTATCCTTGGATCAACAAAGAAGAGTTGTTGTTTTTCATCCTGGATGTCAAAACCTCAAAGGTCTTACAGGGAATCTTATTGTTGATAATGCAGACTATATTCTGCGAGCCGTTCTTGGTAAGATGCCTATTGCTGTATCATTAAGTGGAATGAAGGAGTAATTAAAATGAACGAAATCACAAAACCGATGAAAGCTCCGACAGATCCTGTTCAGAATGAAGATTTAGATTATTTGGATTATCCGATGGTTGGGAGCCCAAAACTTGATGGATTTAGATGTTTGGTCACAGACAGAGCTTTTACATCTTCAATGAAGCCGTTTGCAAATCTCTTTACCATGAGAGAATTGGCTAATCCAGTATATCACAATCTTGATGGTGAATTGGTAATAGGAGATCCGGCAAGTAAAGATGCTTTTGAGGCTACATCTGGACCACTAAGAAGAATCCACGGTGAGCCAGATTTTAGATTTTATGTTTTTGATTCTCTTGTGGATCGGCACAAATCATATGAAGATCGTTGGCTTACGAAACTTCCTAAGAATGATGGTAGAATCGTTGTTCTCAACCAAAAACTTCTCAGAAACGCAGATGATGTTCTCTCTTATGAAAAAGAGATGCTTAATTTGGGGTATGAGGGAGCAATGATTAGATCTTTAAATGGATCCTACAAAGAGGGTAGATGTACATATCGTGAGATGAACATATTTAAGAGGAAGCCTTTTGCAGATATTGAAGGTGTTGTGGTTGGATTAATTGAAGCGATGGAAAATATGAATGAGGCTTTTATTGATGAAAGAGGATTGACAAAAAGATCCAAAAATAAAGAAAACATGGTTCCAAAAGGAACTCTTGGGAGTTTTATGATACAAGCATCAAAATGGCCAAAACCATTTAATGCCGCCTTGGGAAAAGGTTTTACAAGTGATGATAAAAAGGCTTTTTGGGATATGGGACAAAGATGTATTGGAATGATTGTTACTGTGAAGTATCAACTTTATGGTAGCCGTGAAGCTCCAAGACTTCCTAGTGTCATTAAGATACAAGCAAACTTAGATTCATAAAATCAAGGAGGCCTTATGAGATCTTTAAAGCAATGATGGCAGAGTGAAAGATTATACAGAGCGAAAGGAACTTTAAAAGCTGCTCGAGCCCTTATTACTGCGGTGGCAAATTTTAACTCCACCCTTTTTGAGGAAAAAGCATTTCTATCAGGCATAGCACAACGCCTAGATAAAATGGATTTTACAAGGTATAAAGAGGAGTCTTGGAAAAGATTCTCAAAACATACAAAGTAAAAACTATTTTTGAGACCTGATTCCTGTTCCCCTGGACGCAAACCACCAACTTACAGCAGTTGTTGTAAGATACAGAATAGCAATGATAATGGTGTTTGCTGTTCCAACAAGCTGACCAAGACTTGCCGTATCTGCTGTGATCTTTGGGGTAAGTGCATCGAAAATAACATAAATCTTGTAAGTCATCCATGTAGAAACGATGCAAAGATACAGGGTCAATCCGGGTCTTGTCAAACCACGAACAAGATCCACCATAGCAAACATGAATCCTACAATTGCTTTTGTTCGCGCACCCATCACAGCCATCCAAGACTCAGAGAAAAAGGTAGCTTTATCAGTCTTATAGGATTCTGTAAGAGCTGCATATGAAGCCTCCGTTTCCTTCTGCTCCCTCTGCTCCTTCGCCAGAATCACAGCCTTTTCTGCCTCTTTCTCGGCAATCGCATACTCATGCTTAAATGTCATCTCCTGCAACTTTACCTTCTCCTTCTCCGCAAGCCAATCAAAGTACCGATTCGCTACGCCTCCAAGGAGCCCTGTCATTCCCCCACCCAAAACAGATGTGAGCAATTCAATGATTCCCATAACTAGCCTCCTACTATTTCAATTTCTGCATTTCCATCTATGGGCAATGCAGCAATGATCATATTCAAAGCAACTCCAGACAGAAGAACCCCAGGTTGTCCATATAGAAGCCCTGTTCTCATTCCAGGAAGGATGCATCCCATACTGTGAGTTTTAAATCCTTTTTCTGTGTCTCCCGCCAGATTTCCTTGATGAATCAGAACATCACTTCTATCTGGAACATTAGAGAGTCGAATAACCCTTCTCTTATATTTTCCGCTGAACCATACTGATGTCTTATAAATACCTGGAGGAATACAACTGATATTTCGTTGGTTTTCTTTCCATGGGAGTTCAAGTGAATGACAAATAAAGTCTCCAGCTACGATTCTTCCAAATGTTCCGGCATCAGACTCTTTTTCTCTGATTAAAAATAATTTCATACAATTCTCGGATCTACCGCCTCCCCAAAGAAATTTGTTGCTACTTCATCTTCATCTGTAGTATCTTGTCTAGCTCCGCCATACATTTTTACTGTTTTTTCTACATCAGGAACCTTCCCATTTCTCCTTACAGAATATTCAAGAACCTTATACCTTCCTGATGCAGATATTCTTTCAGCCATTGATGTAATGTCACAGAAAATACCTATAATTCCTTGAAAGATGCCATCTTTATCAATGTAAGGCATCTTTGTTACTATCATCACATGTAGTTTTCCTCCAGGTTTTCTTGTTTCCAGAAGATATTCTTGTGTCAACATAGTTCTCATTACAACTGTATCCTCTTTATCAGATAATGCACTAACATCATCTGTAAAGAGCTCATTAATTCTTTTTCCTATTACATCACTTCGTGGAACACCTGCGAGCTGAGCAAACGCATCATTTACAGCTGTGTAGGTTCCATCTTTGCTTTTATAGAAGATAGGATAAGGCATTAAATCCATTACAGTAAGGAGAAAGTGACACTTTTCCATCAACCTTTCTTCCATATCATCAAGGGCAGATGACAGCTCTTTTATCTTTTCAATATTGTCTGTTTCAGACTCATAAATATCTTCTAAACCCTGATAAATTGGAGATTTTTTGCATTGATGCATTGCCACATTTTTAACTATCTTCTCTACAAAGTTTCTCAGCACATCATCCTCCCTTCATCATATGACCAAAAACTAAGAGTAATATTGCAGCAATGGTTGGAATAGCTGCACCTATTGCTCCCCATATTCCAGCTTTTACTTTTATCATAGCAAGCTCTACCTGAAGTGTCATTGTCGCTTGACAATTCATCTCACACTTCTTCCTAACAGACTCAAGTTCCTTTAGAACATGATGTCTCCAAACGGCCCAGGAATTTTCTTGATCTGTATTTTTATCCTCGCCTGTCATTTTATTCCCATGTTATAGAAAGTTCAGCTTTTTCTGCTCCAGAAAGATATTCAATTGATGATACTTTAAATCCGTTTGGATATATTGTACCATTATTGTCAATAAAGATTAAAAGGGCGTTTCCAGATACCCATCCGCCTCTATCAACAACTTCTTGGATAACAGATTTTAAATCATCTGTAGTCCACACAGTTCCATTTTCAACATCTGGGGTAATTCCTGACATATCAACTGCTGCAGTAGTTCTTGTTCTGTTCTTAGCGTCTGTAGCTGATGTTGGAGCTGCGGCATCATCTTCATCTGCAGCTCGAATTTTAATTGCAACACTTGCAGTTCTAGCAGTACCCCAATTATCATATCCTATGAGTGTTAGAAGGGCCTCAGTAATTGTAGCTCCTTGAGGAACAGTAACATTTGAAAATCTAATGTAAGTCCCATTTGAAGAAAAGTTACCGATGTTTCCTATCTCTAAATAATCATGTGTTGCACGAAGAAAATTGCTTGATAAATAAAACCCGTCGTCAGCTCCTACCCCTGGATAGAAAGTACCAGATCCCCCACCATTACCTCCACCCCTTCTCTTGCAAGCTCCTAAAACATATGAAAGTAAACTCATCTCATTACTCCGAAAGTGTTCGTTTGATTTTAATTGATATACCAATTACACCGATGACCTGTGCATAGTCATCATCAGCATCATCAGTATCGCGCTTCAAATGCAGAATTACTGTTTCACCTGCAGCAAGATCAGTAATAGTAACTTTTTCTGAAAGATCAGTTTCAAACAAGATATACTGTGCATATGTCATTCCTGTTTTATTTGATTCAACCTCATCACCAAATGTTCCAGTAAGACTATCTCCGGTTCCTCTGGAATATCCACTTAATTTAAAACTGACTCCTTCGCTTGATGGACCTGTTCCATTTGTTACAATACAACGAACCTTGAAGAATAATCCAGTATTAACATCTATATCTTCTGGAACAATCCATGGAATTAAAACATCCTCTACTGCGTCTCCTGCGAATGTTCTTGCAGAAATTTTTCCATTTGTATCTGTAACTACTGCTAAAGCATCTGGGGGAGATGTTCCGTCTTCAGCCTGCTCAATAGGAATAAAAATGTAATCATAAGATGACTGATTCCCAAGGTTTATTTTCATCCAAGTTGCAACTTCAGCAGTGACATCTACCAAAAGAAAAACATCATCAGTGATTCGATTTATCCACAGATGTGGTGGATCAAAATAACTATCATCTGTAGTTGGATCTGCATCCCTCAGTACAAATTGAACTTTCTTTATGAGTCTAGAATCAACTGATGTTGTCATCTATCCTATCCTGCAAGATCTCTTTTAATCTTAAGAACAATACCATAAACTCCTATAACCTGTTCATAAGTATCGTCTTCATCTGCTGTGTCTCGTTCTAACTTAAGCATTACTAATTCATCTGCAGCAAGATCGGTAATAGTTATATCACCAGACAATACAGTATCAAAAATTACGTTTTGTGCATAGGTCATTCCAGTTTTCTTTGATTCTACAGATGTTCCAAAAGTACCAGTCAGGGAATCGCCATCCCCTCTAGCATATCCGCTCAATTTAAAACTGACACCCTCACTACTTGGGCCTGTAGCATTTGTAACAATACAACAGACACGAAATGAAACTTTTGCAGCAACATTAATGTCGGATGGAACCTTCCATGGAATTCTGACATCTTCTACCGCATCACCCGCAAAAGTTCTAACAGATACTTTACCATTTGTATCTGTAATTACCTCTGCTGCATCTGGTGCAGAGTCGCCATCTTCGGCCCATTCAATAGGGATGAAAACATAATCATAGTAAGATGAGCTGAAGGCATCTATCCATGCTTTAATTTTTTCAAAGTTGGACTGGACTAATCCATTCCATCCTGTTGTGCCATAATCTACATTATCCAGATCAAGTGCCATCTTTTTACTCCTTTGTTACAGTTATTTCTATTTGATCTGATTCTCCAGCATCCCATATCTCATAAGGGATGTAGTTTTTTAATTTAAAAACCACTTCATTTGCTAAGCTACCATTATCAGCAATATTCATTGCTTCTGTATATGTCCAACTGAGATCATCAATTTCTGTCTTTGTTCTGACTTTAACAGAACTTACCCATACCTCAATTTCAAAATACCCTTCCCATGTAGGATAAGCATCTGTCGTATCTGGAGTATAGTATCCAGCACCTTCGCCACGTACCCTAGGAGACCACGAAAGGACAATATCAGCAGTATAGGTTGGATCAATACTTGCATCGTTAGCTTTGAGATTTTTCGGGTTATATGGTTTTCTTGATCTACTTGCAATTTCAACATTTATAGGATCAGCTAGAGAAATATCCCCAGAATTTTTTATGTTATATGGAACAAGCTTAAAATCTCTTGTTGCACCTTGAACCAGACCATCATTGGTAATAATAGGCATCTTAGAACCATCCATCATATAAAGACCGGCATCTGCAAGATGTGTAGCCTTTTCTGAGTCAAATCGTCCACGATAAACACCTGTTAGTGTATATCTATTTCCGTCACCACCTGAAATTGGGGTGATGTTTTGAACAGTCATTATTTCATCATCAACAACAACCAGATTCTTTATTCCAAGTAAATCTTGTCTTGTGATACTTTCAAAGTTAGCAATATCTGATCCAATAAAATCGACAGTCATTCCGATCTCATCATCAATTTGAAAAGTGTCATCTGTATACTCATTCACTAGAGTACCATATACACAGAAGGCTGCAACAGATTTAATAAACTCATAAGAAGGTGGATCACTACTGCTCATGTATACATGAAAACCAACCTCCATTCCAAGAACCCTTGCAGCAAGAGGAATTACAGCTATTTCATCACCTTTTACATCGTATGGTGCCTCAATAATTTTCTGATTTACTAGAGGTTCAAGCGAATAATCGGGAGCAAGGATCTTATAATCTACAGGATTTTCGAGATTAACAATTGGAGAACTGATAGAAAAAGAATCCTCAGTAGCTATAATTATAATATTTTCAGATTCTAAATTATCTTCTTCGATTGATACAACACGAAAAATCATTTCTGATATACTATATTTTGGAAAGGTAAATCTGAAACAGTCACCTGCTTGTAACCTAAACAGATTACGGTTAACAGGAATTTTTAACGTCCCAAAAGGATAAGACACCTTCATGAGAATATTATTACCGGCCCAGACTGCATTTCTATTTGTAGTAAACATAGCAAGCTGAACCGTTTTGGAAACAACCCTTCCCTGAATATCCTTGTTTCCAAAATCATTTGATGTTGGTGTACCTTCAGAATCTCTAAAATTTACAGCCATTATTCTTTCCTATTTTTCAAAATGATATTTATCTTTTTGTGTAAAATCATACTATAAATGTCATGCAAAAAATTACTCATCCTATGTATCACCAATAACAAGATAAATAGATATGTATAATTCCAAAAAACTGATAAAATAATGATAAATAATGCGCTCCATACAGATACGCAATAAGGACATCTTAACAATTCCTGAAACCACCAACCATATGATGATAATTTATTACGTGCAGTATCAAATATTTCAGCTTTACAGATTAATTGAGTAACAGCTTCAACAGCAAGAATCATCAATATAATTTTCATCATTTAACTATCTCCTTATAACCACAAAAACTACAAACAAGATAATTTTCTTTTTGACCACAGCATTGTGCTTTAAATTTCAACGGATTTCCGCAGTTTTTACATTTCTTATCTACAACATTTGTTTTAAGATGAAAATCCTTATTTCCGATTTTCATTTTCAGCTCCTTTCAATATCTGATACCATTCTGTTGGTGTCTTATCACTATAATAAATCATTCCGCATTTTTTACATTTCCATGCCGTACGATGAGTATTTCCTTCAATGTCTTTTGAATTTATCGTAAGTCTTAAAGGATTTCCACACTCATCACACTTTGGAACATCTAGTCCATCAAAAGGCGTTTTTTCAGATTTTGAATTCACCATTTCTGGATATTTATTTTTATCTTCATCACTCATTAAGAGATCTCGATATATCTCAAATGCAACACTAATATTATTAGTCAATCCGGATTCAACAAAAATCTTTCTCGCCTTTTGTATTTCCAACATCCTAGAACTAAATTCTTCAAAAGATAACTTTTTCATAATGACTCCTATGGACATGTAAATGTAGGACAACAACCTGCCTCAATCAATACCTCAGATCTTGTATCTACAACAGTAGGACAATCACATTCGCATGGGAGTCCCGCTTCTTCTGGTTCACATCCCCAATATCCTTCTTGACAATGAACAAGAGATACATCAACATAAATATCATCACAATCATAGGAATCATAAGAACAATAACACGAACACATCCCAGCTGATCTAATGACGACACATGTTGTAATACATCTATATGCACCAACAGGAACGTCATAAGCATTAATAGTGATATCAATATAATCACATACTGTAGGTTCATCTTCTTCATTTAATTGAATACTAAGTGTAATTCTTGGAACATCTAAACAGCTTTCATTAGATGATGGAGCATCATAATGATTGATTTTTCCTTGCGAAAGACTAAGGCTCCCATTACCACTTAAAGTCCATTTATATATTGAATCACTAGGAAAATCTTCAAGCGGAAGTGCATCAGTAAGCGCAAGATTCTGAGCCTCATTGACCTTCATATGTAAAGTTGTATAATCAATAGTAACATTACATTCAACCACAATAGTCAATGTATCGCAGAGATCGCCAGAACTGAAAAGACCGATAGTTACCTCTTCAAAAGTTAAGGCTCTATATGATACAGATGTTCCATATTGATCTGATAACCTACCACCTCCCGCGAGAATCCTCCATTCATAAACACAATCTGCATCATAATTAAGAGCATTTAAAGTAACGTCATCTCCTATGTCCATATGAAGAGGATCACCACCACTCTTATCAATTTCAACCTCATCACATGCACAGAAAAGTCTTGTTCCATCAGTCAGATATAATTCTGTATATTGTACTTTAACCTCATTAATTGTATCAATCCAAGCAGGTCTTTCAAAAACTGGATTCTCTAAAAGTACAGATGGATCAATAAGTGGAAGTTCACCGACTACATAATCATTACGAATGAGTTTTGGATGAAATTTTCCATCTATACCATATCTAAGAATTCCATCAATATGAGCATTAATAGATGTAAGATAATCCAATGCAGCTTGTGCCCTGTCAAAAATAACACTAATACCACGTTGCTCCGCTGAAAGTGTTTCAGCTACAGAAAGAAAGTCTGCTGCAGATAACCATGTTTCAGGAAGTCTTGTCATCTGAAACATGATATACCAGATGGCATGCATTGGGTTATAATCATATGTTTGAACAACACTATATAAATTTTCAGTATCAAATGATATTTCTGGATATTTTCCAAGAACAAACTTTATTGTAGGCATCCTATTGTATGTGCCTATATAACAATGATCAAAAAATGCCCAACATAAACCACGAAGAGGTGGGTTAAGTGTAGAATCTTCTAGGGCTGCTCCAAGAGTTGTATTAGCAACTTGATCATTCGTCCCAAAATAAAAAACGATAGACCCAAAACCATCAATTACAATTGTTTCTTCTCCACCCGATTCAGGTCTTGTAACTTCTCCTTCCCATAAAAGATCATCATCATCTTTATAAATTGCAAGAACAGCATCAACAGGACCAATACAAAGCCCCAACTGCCATGACATATAATACTTGTATCCTGTAACAACCGTTTCTCCACTTCCGCCTTTTCCGCCAGTTTCTTGGGTTTGCTCCTCAGAAGTTTCTAAACCATACCACAGGAGATTCCCTGTAAATTTTGCTGTTCCAAGCATATCCATAATAGGAGAGCCAACATCATTTGTAGTTATTTGGAGCTCACTCTGAGATGGACTTACAGAATTGATATCAGGTTGTAAAGGGTCAATTGCCATTCCAAGAGCAAAACCTAATCCACCACCATAAAGAGCTCCTATTGGACCTCCTATGAAGAATCCTGCAACGGCTCCAGCAACTGTTCCAATGAGTGCACCAATAGACATATTACACCAAAACTCTGAAGACGTGTTTCATTTGCCTTCTAAAAATAGGATCACTTAAAGGAGAACATATAACACCAATACGATCAACAGACTGATAAACATGATTTTTATAATAAAATGATGCGTGTGCTGCAGCTTTTCCATAATGTGATAAAATAATATCGCCGTCTCTTAAATCATAGATCGAAACTTCTTCAACCTTTACCTCTTTAATAAGAGATTCCATAAGAAGCTCTCTTGTGTGATGAATATGCCAGTCTCGAGGATAATCTGGAATGAGATCTTTTCTCCATATTAAAATACCAAGCTCCTCGAGTATCTTACTAACAAAATGGATGCAGTCGCATCCTCGTCCTTTTACACCACACCTATGTCGATAAGGAGTTCCAATCCATTCATCTAAACACTTTTTCAGTCTTACAAGATTTTTTTCATCCTCAAAAAAGTATTTCATTACGGAATCCTCGTCGCCGGATTTTCAACAGGTATATATGGAAATCCCAAAAAGTGAATAACATTATCAAATTTATCTCGACATGTTTCTATTGATCCCCTACATCCTGGATATGCATCAACTGAATTACCTGTTACTAGAGAATTGAATTTATATGCAAGAGTAATTACGCTGCCAACATGATTGACAATGGTTCTATATGTTCCACCAAATTCAATTTTTCCTAATGTAAAATATCCATCAGCTTCAGAAGAAAAATCCGTGCTTGTAAGTGTTCTTCCATTAGAAGAAACAGTCACAACTGTAGTTGTCTTATAACTACTTTTTGATAATCCACAATTGGAATCAAATACAGTATGATTACAGCTTAATTGATACCGAAATGTCGGAATTGGCATCTTAAGAAAATGCTCAAATCCAACGCATGTTACACTTATCTGAACACCTGTAAATGCGGCAGATTTTATTTGACCAATAAATATGACACCTGCTTCCAAAGGATCCTGATCTCTAAAAAGCTTTGAAACCTGTATCCATAAAGTATCAATTGGATTGCATGATAGAAACTCAAGTAATGGAGTCTCTGCATATTGAGCCTCAATTGTAAGAGTTGTAACTTCCAACTCCGATTCATATTTGGAAGTACTCCTGCTTAATGTTGCAGGAAGGTAGGTGTCGCCATCAAAAACTACAGCAACATCCCCATCTGTATAAAACCATTCTTCCGACTCATCGTTTCTCCAAATATGATACAATTCTACAGGCTTTCGTAGAGTTGCTTCTTCTTTATCTATATAATCCGATGATGGTTCTTTCATAACTTCACCGTGTTGAATTTACACCGACAAAAACGAAAGTTTTGTTTCAGCTATTTCATCAGCTGTGTATTCCATTAAAAGCTCATCTGTATCAAATCTTACCTCATAAAGAAAACATATGAGAAGTCTTGATAATTGAGCAAGAGACACACTTTTACCTATTGCAGAATCAAGCGTTATTGATGTAATTGATGGAAAAGCTGTAATTTCTCTGCATGTATAGGTTCCATCAGGAAATCTTATGTATACATGCTTACCAATCATGTCATCACTATCCATATAAGATTCTTCTATTGTAATTGTTTGATCAGTTGAATCTATTGCGGCAGTCGGAACAATATCACTATCCCATGTTGGAAGATAAAAAGATATGAATCTCCCCATTTTGGAGTCGAAAAACTTAAAAAGACTCCAAATTTCGGATCTAGAAACAACCCTAAATGTTCCTGAGGATCCTGCAGTTGTACTTGGATATGTTGTAAATGAAGTATTTTTTCCAAGAAAAGACATTAACTCATATGAATGTTTAAAAGACTCTGTAATAGGATAAAGAGATCTGAAAAGGAATAGATCGAGACCATTATACGTATCTGCTCCAGATTCAGGAACAGAGTATGTAAAATCTCTATCATCTTCATATGTTTCAGTCGATGGAACAAGGAGAGTGTTATACTGCTTGAATTGAATATCTATTTCTTGTGACTCCCCAATGCGACACTCATACAAAGGATAAACTTTTGAATATGAGGACCATGTATTTGCAAGATTCTCTGTAAGAGTAATTTGTGTTGAGGAGTCAATAGTATCAATTGTACAAATCTCGTAATCAGACCAATCACCCTTATCAACAATTATGCACTGTCTTCCTTCATAGAAATGTCGATAATCAGTACCACCGACAGTTAAAATCTTTTGTCCCGCATCAGCTTGAGATGTCAGTCTTGTCATGTCATGTACAAGAGGCACACCCCATGTATCAGACAATGACTTATAGAGAAAAGACCTAATGAAATTTCGCTCCGATGTGCTAATGAAGCGCATTTCATTCTCTAGATTAACTCTTGGCCATGTAAAAAGTGCAGATCTTTTCTCTCCGCCATTAATGTCTGCCTGAATACTGGTTCTCCACATGTGAGAGACAGACTGCTTTTGAATTTTAGAAACAGCATAAACGGCTAAACTCATCTTAAGACCCGTTTAACAGTAAGTGCCCTTTTGCTGATAACATTTACAATTGCATCTTGTCCTCGAGACGTATGCAGATACTGATCAAGCATACTCATATCAACAGCATTAAGAATTGTAAGATCAAGTGATTTACCATTTGTTTCAACAGGAATGGCACCATCTTTTAGTGGAACATGAGCTTCGGGAACACCAGAATAAAAGATCCCTGGAACAAGATTAACACCGCCCTTATCATACGTTCCAAGAGCAGAACCAAGACCTTTTGCAAGAGATGCACCAGAAAGCATGGCTGCCAAAGATGAAGACGCCACGGCAGGGGCAATTTGTGGACCAATAATGGGTGTTTGAACAGCAGATGCAAAAGCTCCTGCATATGTTTCCATCGCAAGATTTCCCATCTTGGTAACAGCAGATGTAACATCAAGAACCTTATCAGCTGCCCATTGAATAGCTTTTTCCAGGCCTATTCTGATGAGAGTCGAAATGATTGTTGATGCCATTTCCTTTGCAAGATCTTTCAGATTAGATGTCAGATTTTCACCATAAATATATGCTTGAGCAAAAGCATCACCAATCCCACTTGTAAATGTATCAGTAACACTTAAAGAAAGCTCAGCAACTTCCTGCATAGCTGTTTTTGCCTCGAGTACGTAATTTCGCCATGCAGCTTCACCAACCTCTATGAATCCTCTAGAATATTTTATAATAAAATTATTATGATCGATAGCGAGTTGTTTCAGCTCTTCATAAACCCATCGTTGAGCATCGACTTTCGATACACCTGCATCAAGCATCGCTTTTAAATCATCTCTGATTCTTTGCGCCTCATAGTCAAAATAATCCTTTGAGAAGAATTTCAAAGCATTAAAGAGACTCTCCTTCATCTTTGCAGCACGCGCCTTATTTGCTAAGTCCTCCAACTCATCACGTTTAAGAAGATTTTCCTCTGCGAGTTTAAGATACTCTTTCCAAGCCGCCTCATTGTGTTTTCCTTCAAGATCAGTCCTGTCTTGAATCTTTACCATTCTAACCTTGAATTCATCATCAATACCCTGGAGCGTTTCTCTCACCTTGCTCGTGATCAAATCTTTATTCATCTGCTTCTGGAGTTGGAGAAGCTGCCGCTCCCGCCTCAGTCTTTCTTTACGAGCCTTTTCGTCCTCCTCACCACTTTTGTTGAATGTCCATCCAAGATCTTTCAGATACTTATCGGTATCTGCTAGCATCTTTTTAAGAGCTTCATCATTACCACCAGATAAAGCTTTAAACAGAGGGCCAAGAAGATTCTTAATATCATCAATGTTTCCTTTTATGATGCCTGTAAAATTCTTACCAAAATCACTGGCAAAATTCTTCACCTTTGGAGAAACTTCGCTAAGAAATGATGTGATTGTGTTAATAATAGCTTTTACAGAATCAGGAAGTACATCCCAAAGCTTTGAAAAAACATTGCCGAAAGTTTCTACGATCTTTGTAGCAAGCCATTTCATGAAGTCTGGCATAGATGAAAAGAGAGTTTTTATATCAGCAATCATCTGACTTAAATCGCCACCAATTGTTTTAATAAAAGCAAAAAATGCTACAGTTGTAAGATAAATAGCAATAGGAATGGTGAGAATAGAGCTTGAGAGAACCCTGAAAAGCATGACCAAGGCGGAAATAGCTTTTCCTGCAAGTGAAATAGGACCAGTTACAAGAGTCATCAAGACACTTGAAAACGTAGAAAGTAAAGAATTGATCTTTGAAATGACATACAAACCAATAAGCACCTTAAGTAAAGCACTGATTTCACTAGAAAATCTGTAGATAAAAGAAATTGTTGATGCAACAACAGCCATAAACTTTTCAAAGAAGGTTAATCCAACATCCAAACCTTTAGCTAAAAGTCTGATCATATCAACATTTCGGCTAAGACTGTCTGCACTTCTGTCAATAAGCTTTCTAGCATGTTCTGCAAAGACATGCGCAAATATATTTCTGACACCATCCATCTTGGAAGCAAGTTGAATGGCATACATAATTTCGAGTCTGAGTGCTTTTTCCCATCGACTACTGGCAAGCTCGACAGAAGATTCTACAATCTGTTCACGTGCTTCAGACCATCTTTCGCTTAATTTTGTCAGAACCTTTTCAAGAATCTCGGCCTGATTAGTCATGTTTCTCATCTGTTTCAGTTCTTCTTTTGTAAGAATCCCTGTTTTTATGAGAGAACGAGCCATGACATCAGTTGTTCTGATTCTTCCTTCCATTAATGCCTGAAACTCTTGTCTAATTTGTCGTGTTGTTGATCCAGTCGTTTGAGCAACCATAACGGTGAAATCAACAAGATCAGCCATGGCAGGAATCATCTTTGCAGGAACAGATCCAACAGATTGTGCTATTTCATCCAATCCGGTGGTGAGTTCCTGCATCGTTGATATAGCTGTGACGTTTGCATTTCTGAGTGCAAGAGTATTTGCAGATGCTCTTTCTAGAGCCTCATTATAAGAGATCAACTTTTCAGAATGAAGTGTATACCAGAAAGCAAGTTTTGCCTGAACAGCTGCCAATTCGCTGCTTTCACCAATTGCGTCTCCAATTGTTGATGCAACTTTTCGAATAACTGTTTCAACAGCTTGCATAGATCGATAAGCAATAGAGAACCCAATAGCAATCTCTCCAAATCTTGCCCACCAACTTGCAGAAAATGTTTTAGCATGACCCCTGGCCATATGAGCAAAATTCTCAGACTTTTGCGTCATACTCTGTGTAGTTTGCGCAAATTTTGCGTTAAGAGCACCAAGAGTATTGCTCATCATTTTCTGAACTTGATCTAGCTTGTGTTGAACATCAGCTATATCAAGTTTGATGCTTCCTATTACGTCCCCTTCCGAGCTTACTCCCATTTTTACCCTCGTTTGCTCTTAGAATTTCCCACGACTCATCAACTGTTTTCTTGTCAACACGAGACTGGACCAAACTGAGTTTATAGCTCTCTGTAATGTTTCTCCTTTCATCAGTTTTCAAATACGGATATAGGGCAACTTCAAAAGCCTTCATCTGCGTCATAGATCCAAGTCTAAAAACTTGACGCAGATAGAGGAAAAACTGACGCACCGACAGTCCTAGGATTTCTCGGTGGCTCCATCCAAATGTCGATGCCAGCAATGCAAAGGCCAGAGGAAAATCTAAGGGTTTACGCCTTTAGCAGTCTCCTCAGTCGATTCAGATGCCATAGCCCAATTACAGATTTCTTTTATGATGCGCATAGCAGCCCGAATTCCAATACCAGAAATCTCCTCTTCAGGAACATTCAGAATGACTGCAAGCTGTTTTACTATTGTTCCAATAGAAGATGCATCAACAGATGACATCTCAAGAAAGACAGACAGATCAACATCCGTAATAGTATACACCTTACCCTTTACTGTAATATTAAGGGTATCCTTAGCCAAAAGAGTATCAATATTGACTTCTGTTTTCATGATTAGCTCCCCGTCGTAGCTGCAGTTTCATCTCCGAGATAATACAGGTATCCATTATCATCGAAGAAGGCTGTAAAAATGGTGTTAATGATTCTTTGACCATCTTTGGTGAAGCTGTAATCAAAATTTCCCTGAGGAGCAGCTTTTGGAAATCTCAACCAGTCCTGTGTATCCGATGAAGGGGCTCCATTTACATACTTTTTCAAAAGCAAACTTTTTGCCTTTGTTGAGAGTTTCGTCCCAACAATGTTTCCTCCAGCAATGCCAGAATCAGCACCCAAAGTTTTCATAGCCTGATTCAAAGCAAGAGCAAGATTCGCAAGTGTGATATCAGCCAGAGGACATGCTACTGATGCTTTCTGACCAGACACAACCTGATCCTCAGGTGCCGTACCAAATTGATCGGACATCAAATCTGCAACATCTGTTGCAAAAGTGACAACCACCCCTCCTTCCGTTTTGCCAAGATCTACTTCTGAATCCTCTGTACCAAAAAGCACTTGGCAGGGTCCTAATTCAAGAGCCATGATACTTACCTCCTATATTTTCTTTGCAATGATGTGAAAGCTCCAGAACTCATCCTTGTCGGCATTAAAATCAATAATCTTCATGTTCTGGTCATAAAGAAAATCAATGATTACTTCCCAACAAGGAACCCATTTGTGATTATTAACCCAGGGACTCCCGACCCTCCATAATCTCATCGACTCATGAGGCAAATAAAGGAAGAGAATCCCATTAACCTTCAACTTTTTGATCCATAATTTTAAAGCATCTTCCCATTCAATGACGTGTTCAAGACAATGAGAACTAAAAACATAATCAAGAGATTCATCATTAAAGAGATCAAGTTTATTTGCATTTTGATTTTTATCGTTTCTGATTGGAATAGAACCATCAAGAGGCCAAATATCAGCACCAATATCAAGGCCAACCCCTTTACAATGTTGCAAAGCAAGATCTCTGATAAACTGCATGGCATTACCCTGAGAAAGTCTCTCAGGATAAAAGGTTCTTCCATATTCAAAAAACACTTCACCATCAACAACTTTTTTCTTTATTGTAGATGTTTTCCACTTCATTTTTACACCATTAAGACTTCAAAAAACAGTAGCTAAAAATATCTTCACGTCCCATGACGCTTTCAAAATCATCAGAATTTATGATTTTATATCCCCATTTTTGCATAAGACGTATAAGAGCCTTTTGAGAAAAATACCATATATGTTCTCCTGGACGAAAATGCTTCCAAGAGCAAATATCAAGACCATCATAAATAATGGGAATACTCATTACAATTTGTTTAGCCCCAAGAAGAGGTACTATCCCTAATCGTGTGATATGCTCAAAAGAATCCCAGAAAGTAACTGTATCAAGAGATGCATGAAGAAAGCTGAAATCCTTCTTAAAATACGGATCATATGAAAAAACCTTAATCCCATTGGGTTTTAAATCTGAAAAACTATCTGCACCACATCCAAAATCAAGAAGAACATTTGTTTGAGTATTATTTAATACAAAGCTCCATCTCTTTTTATTAAGAGCTTTTCCAAATGTTGTTCTTCCGTAAAGTTTATAATGAAGTAAATAGTCAGCATTATAATCAGCTTCTTTACGATCAATACATTCATACAAGTTGTCATACCCACAAAAAATGAGATTCTGTCCAACCGATGACATCTTTCCATCACAAATAGGACAAATAAAATTCATCTAAAATCCTCCACAAGTGCTCCAGGAATTATGCGTAAACTAGAAGAATAAGCACCGGCATGCTGAATAACAGATGGTGTAACTTTAATCTGTTTAAAGCCTCTTTTGTGAAGATCATCGCATTTGCTGATATCGGCAGATCCGGCACTCTCATCAAACCGACCAAATTCTGACATAAAAAATTTATAACTCATCAACCATTGTCCTGATATATGCGAATTTAATCTGTATTTTCCATTGTCACATCCATTTGTTGTAGAATCATCTTTTGTCCTATAAGAAAAACCTGTGATAAGTCCAATCTTTTTAGACACGACAAGTTCATCATAAATATTAGCAATCTTTTGTATCCATCCAGGCTTAAAAAGAAGATCAGAATCAATCAAAGTAACATAATCAAATGTTTCCTTACTATCAATTACCATATCAGAAAGCATATTATAAAGCATTGCAGTTCTGACACCTTTAACATTCATATGTTTATAATCAAGCTTTTTATAAACAATTTTAATTCCATTCATCTTAAAGGTAAGAATTCTTTCTTCAACCCTTGGATCAATGCTTCCATCATTTAAAACAAACATTGTTCCTTTATATGGATTGCTTTTCTTAAATGATATAAGCATCTCATCTAGAAGACGATATCTATCTTTACAGCAAAACATATATGCAACTCTTTTATCATTTATCTTTTTGACTACAGCAGGCTCAAAATCAACTCCTTTAAAGATTTTTTTCTGCTTAAGAGGTTTAAATGATACAATCCCTTTAATAACTTGATCAACAGTTATTCGATTCATGCAAAGAGGTTCTCTACAAGAATCCCAAACAGGAGTTTGAAAACACGGAGCACATGATATATAACTTCTCACAATTCGATAATCTGTTTGAAGTGGATGCGCTCTTGCAGTAAACATTGGACCTTCCAAAAGAAGAACGGGAGTTTTTACTGCATCAGCTACAACAGTCAATCCTGTCGATGGAGCAACAAGCAAATCACATTGACTAAGTGCTTTTCCTGCTTCAGAAATAGTTGTTTTATTCCTAAAATCTTCATCATATTCACATCCATTAAGTTCATCATTATATCCAAGAAGAATAACAGAATAACCCATTTTTCTCAACTTAGATGATAATTCAGGAAAATAAGGCCATGCTTTCTTATCGGATTGACCAGATCCAGAACATTGTGCAAGAGCTATACGTGGATAATCGCTTTGCAGAATTGGACCTTCCGCAACATCAAACATATAGCCATCAAACTCTTTCCAAGATGCACCAACCATTCTAAGATACATCTCAACCTCATGAAAGCCTATAATATTCCAACGAACAATCGGAACCCTCCTGTTGTATTTTTCCATATAAGGAACAGCCAATGATGGCCTTGACCACGCACAAATAAAGAGTCTATCATATTTTTCTTCTTCAAAAGATGTTTCAAGTCTATTAAAAGCATAAGGATAGATTTCCTGAAGCAGTGCATAATTACGTTTATTATGAGGATTATTGAGATCTGTAATTAATGTAATATCATCATACCCCCAATTACGGAGTACTTTCACAGCTGCAGTCAGAAAAATGAAATTTCCAAGACCATTTACAAATCCAAAAGCTAGCCTATCATTTCGCATATATACCTCCAAAGCATGAAACTATCAACTTTCCCAACAATACAAATCTTAAAAGACCACATCCAATTATCTGGAGTCATATGGGAATGTATCCACACAACAGGAATGTCATAATTAACAGCAAAGTTTAAGATGTTTATATATGACTGAATATGTACATCACACAATACAAGAGCTTTTACATGAATAATACTACTGACATCAGGAACCGTGTTAATTATGTGATAACCCATCCTCCTTCCGTGATCACACAAATCATCACGATAACCATACCATAAAATTATTTCCTTGTTATGAGGTATGTGTTTTTCAGAAGCAGGAGGAGTCACCACTACAACAGTTTTTGTTTCATTCGAAATTTTTGATGATTTAGATATAAAGCTATTATCCATTATTTCATCCTCAGTAAGTAATTTGCACTAAAAACAAATGACCCACTACTGTCTCTACCAATCGGATAAGGCTTATTAAGAACCTCACAATAAAAAATATTGCTTAAGCCTAAATCGGAAAATCCTGCCTTTTCATCAAACAAACTATGAATCGTAAAAGCAAGCGTTTCAGCAAGAAG